TAACCAATATCATATACATTTCAATCAAAAATTTATGTTTGTTTTTAGTCAATTTATCTATGTTGTCTTTTAACCACTTTAATTCTTTCTTAAAATGTTTTCGTGCAATCTCACGATTAGCTTTCATAGTGCTTGGTTTAGGTTTTTTATAATATGGATTAAAATTCATCTAACCTCGCTGGTAGTACAAATACTGTATTACATTCATCACAACACCTACCTTTGAATATAGGTTCTGCGTTGTGTCCAAATTCATCATCAATCCAATTATTACAAATATCACATTCCATTACAGAGCTTCCCAATCTATATCAATGTTACCACCTTCATATTCAAAAACAACTTGATTTTCTGTTTCCGTATCGGATACATTATCCAATTTATTTAATTCTTCACAATTATATCTTTGAGTTCCACAAGCGTGACAATTCTCATCTCCACAGTGAACTCCATATTCATATTTTAATTCCATAATTTAATCTCCTTTAATTATACTATAATTTAGTAATTATATTACATATAAACAACAAATGAATTGTAACACTTTGTAACAACTACGTTACTGCATAAAAATCTTGTGATAAAATTCCATTCCTATTCATATAATCTTCTGTCAGCAATTGATGTAATTCATCTCTACCATTTTGTGACATCCAAGTTTCACGATGAAATTTACCATTAACTCTCATCTCTACTATTTTAACACAATTATCTACTGATGACCAACAATACTCTACCTTGACATCATCTCCATTTTTAACTTTCCAATCATAAACAAAACTCATAAAAACTCCTTTACTTTTTTTTGGCACAATACCAATTACAATAATTTTTACCTTTATAGTGGGCGTAGTTATTAGGGACTACATTATGATTTTTACCACACTTATCACAAATCATTATTTAGCCTCCAAATTTAAGAAACAATTGTTATGTTCTTCCCACATACCCCAAATACTTGTTTTCCATTCATTATAAACAACAGTAGTTAAATCTTGTGTTTGTTCAATGAAATTAAAAAACGCTAATAAATCAGTATCACTTAAATTACAGAACCATTCATTATCTAAATCATAAACATGAGTTGTAGTTCCCTCATCTCTATCAATAGTTCCGTCAGTTAAAATTGGGTGGGTATTTAATTGTCTTGTTAATGCCGTTCCGACACTTTCTAATTTTATCATAAAACTCCTTTTATCATTTCTTATCATATTATAAATTAAGGAATATTATGCTAAATTACAATAGTTAAATTGTAACAATTTGTAACAGATTTGTTACATTTGGATTGTGGAGCTGATAGGATTCGAACCTACGACTTCTTCCGTGCAAGGGAAGCACTCTCCCAACTGAGTTACAGCCCCAATGATTTAATCTCTTATTTTTATTTCAACTAATCTAACAGAATAACCTAATTCATCAAATTGCTTTTCTGTCATTTGTTTTCTTTTCATAAAAAATTTTTTAGATTCTTCTAAGTTTAACAACATTGGTGCTTTGTCAATCACTTCATCATTTAATACTAATTCATACATTAAAACAACCCCTCTTTCTTGAATTTATTATACCATTTTTTCCAATTCTTTTTACCAAAGTTCTCAGCGTTGATTTCATACTTGTTATCATCGTATTGGTGTTTACCTTGTTGAATTTGTATGTTCATTTCTAATTCATACATTTCTTTGAACTTTTTCCAACCATATTTCTTGGCATCCATCGCGTGATAGATTTCGTGTATGATTGTGGTTAAGAAATCTTCAACTTGTCTTTTTTTAATTGTTTTATATCTTGTTGATAACTCCAATGTTCCAGTATCCACATTGTAATGTGCGTGGTCTTTCATTGACTTTTCTTTTACCTTAACGCTACCAACCTTGTAGTATTTCAGTAAATCTGAAATCATTTTGTTTTTATTTGCCTCTGATATAAATTCTCTTATTAACATTAGCCTCTCTTAATCACATGTTTCCAACGACTACCACTAAACTCTGGCTCTCCATTTTTGTTTTCATCTAAAAATGGACTGTTGTGATGTATGTTAATTGTACTACCTGATATTTCACTTGGGTTATCAACATAATCATCAACAACTTTTTTAGCTTCATCTAAAATTTCTTTTTTAAGTTTTTCTAATTCTTCTCTTTCTTCTTTTGTTAAATCATCATCTTCCATCATTTCTATCATCTCCATACCTGGCCCACACATTATAGAAAACTCGCACTTACTTGACTATAATCAACCCACCAAAGTTTTCCACTTCTATCTTGAACTCTTAATTTACTTTCTTCAAGAGTATCAATTTTACATATGGTGTTTTTATACAACATACCATCAACCGTTGGTATATCTTGTTGAATACAAACTCTGTCACTTATTTTTAGTTTTGTACCTTTAATGTCTTTCATCTATAACTATCTCCTATTTACAAAATTTCTTAGCACTTGGAAAGTAACCATTAAACGAGTAATAACAATTCGCACACAACAATCTAATGTTACCATCCAACCAATTCTTACTATCACCATCTTTAAAATCTATCCCTAAACATACTTTACCTGTAGCTAAGTTAGTTTCATTATAACCACAATTGTGACACTCTTCTAACCAATAGCCTTTTTTAATCAATTCTTCTTTGACTGTTGATTGACTCCACTTTCTCGGAACTTTTCTCTTACCAAGTATTATATCTTCAACATTAGTGGTTCTGGTTACCCAACCTTTTTGAATACCCACACCTTTTTGGTTCAAATGTTGTTCAAATACTTTGTAATACTTAGCCCACTTTCTATAAGTGGTGTAACATACATTCATCCATTTAGCCGCAGCCATATTAGACTTCGTATGTTTTTGAGCTTCCAATATCATATTCTTGGTTATTACTTTTCTTCTACCAGGAATGTTTAAGGGACGATTCGCACTCATTATGTTTTCTGAAATACTTTTGTTTTTGGTGCAAAGTTGAAAATCTTCTGAGTTTTTAAATGTCTTCCCTCTGTTGAACTAACTTTACGCCAAGGTGTATTTTGAAATGAGTCTTTTGGGTCGTTTGTTTGCCAAAACAATTCATCAACCTCTAAATCTTCGAAATAATATTGTTCAAAATCTTGACTTAAATTACTTGGTGGATTATACATATCACCAACTGAATTATTCTCCGCCATTTATTTTACCTCTTGCCAATTTCCTGACTCTTGGACTATTCCAGCTATAGCTTCGAACTCACTTTTTACTTCATTAAAAAGATTGATTTCATTATAATCACCATCAATATTTTTTGATTTTTTACCTTTTGGCACAAACACCGATTGGTCTAATTTATCATACATTGAATCTAATGCGTTTTTGATTATCTGTATTTGGTCGTAACCTTCTTTACTTATCTTTGACATCTCTGTCCTCCTGTAATAACTTTTTTTCTGTTTCTTTTATTTTATCAATATCATCTTTTAAATGTTTATTAATAAATTCACTAACATCAACATTAAGTCTTTTTAATTCACTTAATGCTAATTCTTTGACAAACTCTTCTTGTTCTGAATCCAAAACTGTTGTCATTAATTTTGTTATATAACTACCTAATTTATTCATTTATTTGTATCCTTATATTATCTAACCATTGGTTATCATATTCATCATAATACACAACCCAAATGGTTGCAATCTGTCCTATGTTTTCTTCCATTACTCCCATCATTTGATAAGCGTAACCATCATCTGATGAATAACCACTACCATTAACAACAGGTATATCTTCACAAAAATCCCAAGTACAACCTTCAAAAGTCACATCAGTAACCCATTCTACATATTCATACTCATAACCAATGTATGCCCGTAATTGTGTAAATGTTTGTATAGAACCCTCATTAAAATCCAAATGATAAACACCATCTTTATCCATTGGTAAATCTGGTGCTTCTATATTTAAATAACAATAATCACAGCTAGAATTTGGATTATCACAACCAATAAACAACATACTGATTATGTATATAAATATATATTTAATTATATTTCTCATCATTTTTTTATCCTTTTTATTATATTATATAGTAATAATATAAGAATAATTTACTATATGAGTCAAGCTTTTTTTATTCATCAACAACAGCTCTACCTTTTAATTGTTCCCAATCTTTTTCTGGTCTTACTTCACAATTGGTTTCCCAAGCCCCAATTAATGTGTTTGGATATAAATCTAACTTATCTTTAGCTACACTAATTAGAGCGTTTATGTCCTTTGGAAAACAACTTCCTCCAAAACCATAGTGTCCATCAGGACCTGGTACAGACCAGTGAGATTTTCCTAATCTTTCGTCATATGTGGCATATTCCGTAACTTTGTCGTAATCAATTCCTAATCTTTCACATATTTCAAATATTTCATTAGCAAATGATACTTTCGTGGCCAAAAATGTGTTAGTCATATATTTAACCATTTCAGCTGTAGTAGAGCCAGTCTTTATTATGTGTGCCTTTGGAAACGCCTTGTAAAATAATTGTCTAACCTTTGTTGACGCTGGTCTTGGTCCACCTATTATAATCCTATCTTGATTTTTAAAGTCTTCTATAAAATTAGCTTCTGTTAAAAATTCAGGATTGAATATAACTTGTATGTGTTCACATTCGTCATTCAATCTCTCTGTTGTTCCTGGTGGTATTGTAGATTTTATAACTACAACTCTATTTGAACATTGCCTTACCAATGATAAATTATCTAATTCTGTAACCATTCCTTCAACTATACTTGTGTCACAACTACCATCTTTTTTCATTGGTGTTGGAAGACACACAAACAACACAGTGGATTTATCAACCAACTCTTCAATTGAATCACAATTTCTTTTTGTTTCATCTAAATCATAAGTTCTTATGGTATGATACTTTTTTAAACCCTCTTTTACAGCAGTTCCCACAAACCCTTGTCCTATTATACCTATTCTCATTTACTATCCTCTAACCATTTTTTTACATAGTCTTTTAAATCACCTTTAGGTTTATAACCTAATTGTTTTTCTGCCTTTGAATAATCACATAAAGTTACATCATATTCACCCGGTCTTTGTGGTATATACTTTGTTTTACAATTGAACATTTTAGCTAATTCATTTATTGAATAATTTACTCCACTACCTAATTCAAATATTTCACCCTTGTGATTTTTACCCACACAACTAATTAAACCATCAACGATGTCATCTATGTGAGTAAAATCTCTTCTCTGCTCACCATCACCAACAATAGTTAATGGTTTATTATTTAAATACTGATTTTCAAATATACCTATTACAGTGGCGTATGTTCCACTTCTTATATGATGTGGACCATAAACATTATAAAATCTACATATTGTAGTGTTTAAATCATATACTTCACTGTATAACTTACATAACTCCTCACCACCATATTTAGACCACGCATATGGACTTCCATATAACCCATGATGTTTTGAACTTGAACCAGCATAAATTACAGGTATTTTATACTTACGAGATAATTCCAAAATATTTAAAGTTCCATCAAAATTATTTATTATGGTTTCACTTGGGTTTTTTATCGAGGGTTGTATTCTTGCCAAAGCCGCCATATGAAATATTACGTCAACACCATTTATAACATCATCCATCTTTCTATTTTTAAAATAATCATTATGTGAAATATCTATTAAAAATAACTTAGCTTTTTTGTTTATATTGTACTGACTACCTGTTGATAAGTTATCAAATATAATTACCTCATGACCATCATTAACCAATCTATTAACTAAATTAGTTCCAACAAAACCAGCACCACCTGTTACTAAGATTCGCATTTTATTAAATCCTTTTCATAGGTTTTTATTTTATTAATTTGTATTTTAAATATGTCTAATTCAAAACTACCCTCTTCAAGTTCTTCATCGTTTGCCAATATCTCTGATAAAGTTTGTATGTAACCATAACTATTACTAAAAAAATCAAGAGCGTCAAACCTAACTTCAATATCATTTTGTTTTTCAGAATCGATAGAATATATTCTTTTATTTAAATCAAACATTGTATTTGGTTGTTCTCTATCGATATAATCTTGAGCGTATGTATCTACATAAATCGTTGAACACCACGGCTCTAACTCTTCTAACAATTGTTCATTACAATTTTTAATCACAAGACCAATATCATACTTTGGTGGTACGATTGGTTTTAAATGGGCATCGTGTTTTACAAAGTGCCCCCACTTACGAATAAAGTTACGAGTGCTTCTGATGTTTTGTTTCATCCACTCATCAGTCTCTCTGTTTTTCATAAACACTTCACCATTTGGATTTCGTTTAGCACCATCAGCAAATCTTGAACCTCTACAGGTCATATGATATACAAAACCTCTCCAAGTTTGAATAAATTTATATCCATTCAAAAGAAATCTATTAAATATATCCGAATCTTCTTTTGATTGTGGAGCATACAATGGGTCATGTCCTCCAATGGATTGAAAATCTTCTTTCATTATAGCCCACGGCGCAAATATACCATTTGTTGTGGTTTCTTTTTTAAGTGATTCATAATCTTTTAAAAGTTCTTGTTCTTTAAATTCTTCAGGTTCAATACCATAATCAGCCAATATCTTCTCAGGACCAGCTGGATGTAGAGGTGGTTCTATTCTTGTTCCACTAACCACAACACCTTTCTTGATATATTTGTTCACTTCTTTATCAAGACCAGGTAATGCATACATATCAGCGTGATATATCATAACAATATCATTTGTAGCATAATCGTTAATCAATGTATCGTATAGAATTGTATGTCCCAATCTTGTAGGGCCTTCGTTTCTATGAATTTTTACATTTGGGTCTTTTTTCTGAATCTCTTGCATCCACTCCCAAGTTCCATCATTTGAAAAATCATCAGCCATACATATTTCATGTATGTATCCAAGATTCTTTCTGATAGAATTATAACTCCACTTGAGATACTTTAAATTGTTTCTACTTGGTTGTATAAAACTAATTGGTTTCATTTATAACCTCTCCTATAACCTTATTCATAGTATAAATATACTCTTTCTCACCAAAACACTCATTATATCTTGTTTTTGATATTTTACTACAATCATCATAAAATGATTTATCTGTTTTAAGTCTGTTTGCTAATTGTTTAGCTTTATTTAAATCACCCATGTCAACACTCAAATGTGGAAAACATAACTCTTGTGTATCCAATCCTTTATAACCAATACAAGGTATTCCATAATAAGCACAATTCAATGCAAATGTCCCAGCTGCATGTGTTGTCATTAAATGAACACCATATTTAAATCTTGATAAATTGTTAACCCAACTTAACCAATTCATATATGGTAAATGAGTCAAATTTTCCATTTGTTCTTCATTTTCTATCTTTCTACCCATTGATGGAGCGAATATATCTTCTTCAAATTCTTGAGCAACAATATAAGAATCAAATCCACCATACCATCTAACCATATTACCACCAATAATTACTCCATCTCTAACATCAGGATTAACAATGTGTGGTTCTATTTTATCTTCAATCATTAATGATTTATTTTGAAATACATTTTCTTTTCCTGTTAGTCCTTTATAATATTCTACATCAATTTCATTATGAGCAAATATTACATCCATTTCCATTAAACAATTATAAAACCATATTTGTTGGTGTAATGGATAATCTTGAAAATACCAATGAGGACCTTCTTGCATAAATCCTATCTTTTTACACACCCTTTTCATCTGTTCAATCAAAGGATAAACCATAAGATAATCTATTTTTGTTTTAGGTATTATTACAATACCCAAATCATATATGTTATCATCTAAACTCTGTATTGATTCAATATGATGATGTGTGGCATCAAGTCCAACATACCAAGCATATTCTGTTCTCATATTTTCAAAATCTCTTGGTATTTTGCCATCAAAATTTGATTCACTAAAAAAGGCTATATTCATTAATTGACTCCTTTAAAATTCTTCTTTTATTTTTAACATCAATTCAGTATAGTCATTAGTGCCTGTTTCATTAATCGTATGACCATATTTTTTTACCACCTCTGTATCATTTACTTTTCCAATTACATCATAAATTGGTATAACCTTAGCATCAGACAATTTTGAAAAATAACTATTTTTTCCAAAATAATTTGGTCTTAGTTCTTTTCCTTTGTGAACATAAGATATGACAGTTCCACCAAAAAAAGATGACAATATAGAATTACCACCACAAACTGTAATGAATCTATCACAATTAGCCATAACTTTTAATTGAACCTCATTATAAGTGTATTGATTATATTTTTTAAAAACATCATCAAACAGATGAACATCATCAAAATATTTTGTTAAATCATAATCAGTCATCATACCTACTCCTTCAACATCAGCCAATATATTATGATAACCGACACTAAGTGAATCTCTCTCATTCTGGTCAATAGTAAAATGTTCTTCTGTGTTTGACACTCTTTTATAAACCACAGCGTAACCTTTGGTGGTTAAATAAGAAAACATCTCGTGAAGACATTGTATGTCAAAAAAACCATATGGTGTTTGTCCGTGTTCTAAATTAAATTTATTAGATATGAATACAATTGGTTTCTCAAATTGTATCTCTTCATTTTTATATTGTTCTTTAAATGGTGGTGGTGTCCATTTAGAGTAGTCCAACACACCTGGTTCCTCTAATGGATTTATGCCGTGAATCCAATTATTAGGTAAATCATTTAAACCAGCAGCTGCGTTATCAATATTTCTGTATGTAAATTCTTCTCTAACATCATCACAAAAATAATAAAATGGTTTCATACCTGTTGAAGTCACCACTGATTCTAATTCTCCATTTTGGTGTAACCAATAAGCGTATGGTACTGCTAGAGCTAATTCAACACCAAACTCAGCGTTATTTTTAATTATCATTTATTTCCTCATCATTCATTTTTATTCTCCAACCATTTTTATAATTTGAAAGGCCTCGGCGTATTCACAATTAGCTTCTATACCTCTGTACTGTGCCATAACCTTTAAATTTCTTTCAACATCAAAACCCGCCTCTTCATACTTTCTAAACTGACTTTCGTGACATTTTGAGGCTTGTATTTTTCTAGCGAATGTTTTAGTGATGTCACTGTAATAATTTACTTTCATTGGATTTTCTGTATGTCTTGGTATTGGTATTTGTTCATAACAAAAAACATTTGGAACATATCTAGCTGCAGCCATTGTAGCTTTAAACGTAGATATATGGTCTTGATTAGAATCTCCAGCCCAATGTGTATATATGGTGTCAATTTTATATTCTTTTATTAATTTGTCCAAGCAAGACACACTTTCAAAACTGAATGGAACGTGTAAATCTTTAAAATTTAAAAACTCAACAGCTCTAACACCTAAAACTTGGGTTGATTTAATAACTTCATTTGTCAATTCATCTTCTGAACGAATTGTTTCACCAGTTGTCCCGTCTATTGATTGAGTGCTTGTCATACACACATACACAACGGTATCACCATTTTGAATATGTTTAACTAATGTTCCACTACACCCAAACTCTATATCATCTGGATGAGCTCCTATCGCCATTACATTCATATAATCTCCTTACTTTTTTTACCCTCATTAAATAACAAATCAATTATAGACATGTATGGAATAAACTCATTGTATAATTGATTATATTTAGGGTGTTCATAATGTTGCCAATTTAATTTTATGTTTCTATCTTTAAACCCAAGTTCATCTATATATCTTATTGAACCTGGACCAGAACCTGTAATATATTCTGTTGTTTTTAATTTTTCAAGTATGTTAAATATCTTGTCTGCACCATACAAATTTTTATCAGTTATTTCTGAAGAGTATTTTATTTGAGTATCTATATTTAACTCTTTCAAAAAATAATCAATTAACGACATAGATAATTCTGTTAAGGACTTGTGTTTAACTAAAATTATGTCACACAAATCTTTAAAATAATTATTAAAAAAAGGAGCCTTTGAGTAAAAAACTTCTATCAACCTTATGTGTTCTTCATTCCATTTTGAATCATAATTAATAATGGTGTCATTAAAAGAAACTAAATCACTCTTGTTAGAGATAGGAACTGATAACCATTTATCACCTGATGTGGTTTTTATTTTATTTCTGTGTCCAAAATGTTTTTTACCTCTTGGAAATTGAACATCATCAAAAATAACAAATACATCACTTTGTTTTATTTTATCAAAAAAACCTAACCAGGGTAAATAATTTGGTTGATGAATAGAAACTATCATAATGACTCCAAACTAGTACAAATGTAGTCTAGTTGTTCCTCTTCTAATTCAACATACATAGGTAAAGAAAATATTCTCTGAATAAAGTCTTCTGAATTTATAAACCCATTAGAACTTAAATAATCAAAATAAATTCTTTGTTGATGACACAGAGGATGATATGCATTAGCTGTAGGAACATTATAATTATTTAGTAATTTTAATAAAGTTTCCGTTCTGTCTCTACCATCTACTATTGTCACTATGTATTGCCACCAAGTTTGATTTATATTATTATTTGTATAAGGTGTTTTTAACCATTCTACTTTTGATAACCTATTAGTGTAATATTCTGCTATCATATTTCGTTTATCTATAAATTCTTTGTGTAATTTATTCTGTGATAAACCTAATACAGCATGAAATTCACTCATTCTATAATTCGTAGATGGCATTGCACAAGTGTAACCATAATCTAATCCAGCATGTTTTGGCTCATTTCTTTCTGTGCCGTGATTTCTAACAACTCTACATTTTTCAGCTAATTGTTTGTCATTAGTCACAATCATACCACCTTCTCCAGTAGTAATTATTTTAGAAGGATAAAAAGAAAAAACACCAGCATTACCAAAACTACCTGAGTATCGTTTCTCTCCTGTTCTTCTATCTATGATACTAGCACCAAAACTGTGTGCGTCATCTGTTAACAAAAACAACTTATTATTTTTACAAAACTTTTCTATAGCGAATATGTCTGGTGTGATTAATCCTGACATATGCACTAAAACAACACCACCCACATCATCACTCATATTTTCTTTTATAATGTCAAGTGATAAACATTGAGTATCCATATCAACATCTACGATAACAGGAATGTTACCTGTCCTTAAAATACAATTAACACTAGCTGCAAAAGTCTGTGTTGGAACTATAAACTTTTTACCTTTGATACCACTAGCTATTAAAGCAGTTTCTAGACCTGTACCACACGATGTTGTTGCAACAGCATTATCTATGTTGAATTGTTTACTAACTTCGTCTTCAAACTCTTTTACATATTTTCCTTGTATCAATCCACCAGTGTCTAATATTTCAGCATACTTGTCTAAAATATCTTTTTTTGTTTCATCTGGTATCCAAAGTTTAGCTCTATAAATCGTTTTCATATTTTCCTTTTATTTTTCTAACCATTCCGTGTATTGTTTTATACCTTCATCTAAATCAGTAAATTGTAAGTCATAATCTTTTTTTATTTCTGAATTATCAAACTCAAAATCTGTAGCAGGAAATAATCCGTCTCCTGAATCAAAATTAATTAACACTTTACCTTCTGGATAATAATCTCTTTTTAATTTTTCAAGTAACATTATCATATTGATTGATTCGTCACCACACACATTGTATGTTTTTCTTTTCATCAAAGAATCGTTAACTAATGTTTCTAAACACTTTACAACATCTTGTACAAAAACTAAATTAATATTATAGTTTCCATCACCACATACATCTACATATTTATGATTTAGTATTCTGTTAATAAAATGTCCTAGTCTAGGTCTATGATTACCTTCACCAACAATGTAACTAGGTCTAATTATGTTGTAATTCAAACTTGTTTCACTCAACATCTTTTCAACTGCTAATTTATCTTTTCCATAATCATCAAATGTTTCAATGTATTTGTCATCTGCCGCACCACTACTTACAAATATGTAATTAGAGTCCTTTGGAATTAAATCTTTTATCAATTTAAATTGAGATGTGAAAAACAAACACATATCTACAATACAATCATATTTATCAAAATCAATTTTTTGTATGTCCTCTATGTTGTTTCTATCACCTTGAATTACTCCAATAATATTATCGGCACTTGTACCACTTCTGTTAAATACATCTACATTATTATATTTAGATAATTTTAACGATAGTGATTTACCTACGAATCTATTACCACCAAGTATTAAAATATTTTTCAACACTAAATCATATCCTTAATTTCTTCGATAGTAAATCTTTCAACTTCATTTGAATACTTACCATCTTCAAGAATCTTTTCGTGTAAGTTCTCACCAGGCTGTAATCCTATTTCTTTTATATCTAACTCAGCACCTTCTAACAAATATTTATCTGCCATCGCTGTCAATAAATCTCTGACACTCATTGATTTCATCTCAGGAACAAAAGGATAAGAATCAGTAGCTTCAACCATACATTTTTCTATTAAGTCAACTGCTTGTTCTATTGTCCAAAAGTATCTTGTAGCTTCTGGTTCTGTGACAATAACTTGTTTACCTTCTTCAAGTAATTTTTTCCACTTACATAAAACAGAACCTGTTGAATACAACACATTACCATATCGTACAATTCTAAATGTTATGTCAGGATAATTTCTTTCAAATTGTTGAAATAATGTTTCCATAATGTATTTAGTTGCACCATAAACACCAGCTACTTGAGCTGCTTTGTCTGTACTGATACCTAGAATAAATTCAACATTATTGTTTACACCTTCTTCTAGTACATTCAACGACCCAATAACATTTGATTTAGTACATTCTCTTGATTGTGTTTCTGCTAACCCAACATGCTTAAAAGCAGCTAAATGAAATATACCACTTACTCCTTTCATAGCCTGCTGAACATCAAATCTATCAGCAATATCACCAGTTAATATTTCTAAAGATGGGTATTCTTCTTTGATTTCAATTAATTTACCCTCATCTCTTGATATAGTAACGACTTGTCCTCCTTGTGATAATATTCTTTTAATGAGTTCTCCTCCTAAGAAGCCACTACCACCAGTTACAAGATATTTTTTATTTTTTTCTATTTTAATCATTTAAAAGTTCTCCTAAAGTATAATAGTTTAATTTATAACTTTTTTTTAAATATTCCAAGACATTTCTGAAATTTTCGTAATTATTTTTACTCCAAATATTATCATTCCAGTTACCAGCTATGTGAGATTGAAACATAAATACATTTCCGTTCCAAATACTTATAGAATCTGTTTTGTGTATTCCATCTTCACCTTCAAATGTTTTACAATCCCAAACTAATCCATGATTATGCTCTTGATGAATAGCTGAATAGTCAAAATGTTTACCTAAAACTTTTACAGCGTTAGGATGAGCTAACCAACCTGGATTTCTCCAACCACTTGGTTTTAATCCAACCTTTTCCCACTCCAACAAACAATCATTAATTCTTTGTAGTGCTTTTTCTTCTGTGTCTAATTCAAAAAATTCACACTCACCAATACCATCTCTTTCACATTGATGATAATGTCCGTGAGCTGCTAACTCAACCCAATCTTTGTTTTTCCAAAACTCAACCCAATCCTTATGTTCTGATAGTGGATATTTTCTGTGATAATTTGATGGAATGAATAATGTAAACTTACAACCAAATTCCTCATTTAGTTTTTCTAAATAACTTACACACTCGTCACCTTCACATCCCCAACCTTTTTCAGGATGTAAATCATCTATTGATATTGTTACATTATACATTTTTTTCCAATATTTTTATATCATTACTAACCATTTTACCAACCAAGTCTTCAAATGATGTTTTTGGTGTCCAATTTAAATTCGTTTGAGCTTTTGTTGAATCACCACGAAGAACATCAACCTCTGCAGGTCTCATAAATCTTGGGTCTTGTCCAACATAATTAGACCAATCGTCTATACCAATATGTTTGAAAGCTGCATCTAAAAACTCTCTAATGGAATGTGTTTCACCTGTTGATATAACATAATCATCAGGTGTATCTTGTTGTAACATTAACCACATAGCTTCACAATAATCAGGAGCGTAACCCCAATCTCTTTTAGCTTCTAAATTACCTAACATTATTTTATCTTGTAGTCCCAAGTGTATTCTAGCTATACCATCTGTAATCTTACGAGTCACAAATTCAATACCTCTTCGTTCTGATTCGTGATTAAACAATATACCACTACACGCAAACATATCATATGATTCTCTGTAATTTTTTGTAATCCAATGTCCATATAATTTTGCAACTCCATATGGTGAACGAGGATAAAAAGGTGTTGATTCTTTTGCTGGATTCTCCACCATTCTTCCAAACATCTCTGATGTAGAGGCTTGATAAAATCTAACCTCTTTACCATACTCTCTAATAGCTTCCAACATTCTTAACACACCTAAACCATTCACATCACCTGTTTGTTCTGGTGTGTTCCAACTTTCACCTACAAAAGACATAGCTCCTAAATTATATACTTCATCAGGATTAGATTCTTTTAAACATCTTACTAATGAGTTTTGGTCTGTTAAATCACCATTTACGAATGTTATCTTTCCCTCAAGATGTGATGTATTGGTTCTGTTAGGTGATGAAGTTCTTCTCTCCATACCATAAACTTCATATCCTTTTTCTAATAGTAAATCAGCTAAGTGACTACCATCCATTCCATTTACACCTGTTATTAACGCTCTTTTCATTTTTTCTCCAATTCTTTTTTTAAATCAGAATACTCCCAAAACTTACCAGTCTTGTTATGTAAACTTTGAATATTTTGTTGTGACATTGATTTCATAATACTAAATGCTGAATTTTTCTTATCATCAAATGAATTAGGATTGTTTTCATCTAATACATATAATCTTTTTTGTGGATGTCTTCTAGCGTGAACTTTCAATAAATTTTTACAAACAAATTGTAAAAAGTTTTGTCCACATAATTGTTGTGAAGATATTGCTAACCCCTCATCATCATTATAAAGTAGACAAGATGGAATATTAACACCTGATTTAATTAAATCAGAAGATATAACTAAACAAGAACCATCTATTTTTGGATAATTTATATAGTTAAAATCAAAGTCATCAACTTTTGAATTTATTTTATTCATCTCTTCAATAGATAAAACTGACTTAGCTTGTGTTTTATGTAGGTGATGATTTTCATCATCAATATACTCTATGTTTTCATAGTCTTTATGAACTGTTGGATTCCAAGAGTCATCCCACATTTTTCTATCAGCAAAACACATTATATATCTGTGAATGTTTTGTTCATCTGTATATTGAGATAGAGATTCTAAAGCTTGAAATGCTTCTTTTGGAAAGAAACTATCTGTTTCACCCCACATTACATAATCAACTTTTTTACAATAGTTGTAATTTAAATCTCTTCTGTAATCCGTGTGGAAATAAAATCCATCTTCATCAGTGTGGACTTTACTCACTACGTTGAAACCCAATTCTTCTAAAGTTAAAATACCTTTATTAAATTTAGATAGTATATCAGATTCTGTCATTTTATCTGTATCTATTTTTTCTAAATGTTGAGACAAATTTAAAAATAAATCTATCGTAACATTTTCTTTATTTTCAACTGTTTCAAGTAAATTTACAAGACCATCAATAAAATCTTTATACATCTCTATTTCAAAAAACATCACATGTGTTCCAATCACATATTTTTTATTTAACTTAATCATTAATAATCTCCAAAATTTCATCTGCAGCATCAACACAAGTTCCTATTTTACCAGAAAATATATTATAAACATTGTCAACTACATTTTCAACCAATGTAGGTCTAGCATCATCTTTATCTTTATTTGGCAATACAGTTCTAAACGTAAACATTGAACCAATATGTTTTGCTTTGTCTATGTCTTTTAAAAATGTTTTAGCTGAATTGATAAACTTATCAATATTTGTTGTTGATGGATTTTTGACAATCCCTTTGTTTAATAAACTGTTAAACTTTGAATCACAATCTGGAAACTTACCAACATTAGTAGAATGTATAGCATGAACAACATTACCCATAACGTGTAAGCCTGAATCTCCTAATGGGTCTATACACATAAAAGGTCCATCCATTATGACCACACTTTTATTTTTATATTTTTTTGGTAACTTAACAACTGGTTTCTCACATAACTCAAATTGATAATCTTTCTGTTTATCCTCTGGTAGTAAATGATTTAGGTTTGAATATGTGGCGTTTATTATATAGTCATCCTCTAAATTCCAGCCATCACTATTCAGAATAACATTTACATTATATTCATTTAATTTATCCCAACAAATTTGTTTTAACTTAATCGGGTCAAATAATAATTCTTTTACTTTTACCTCTAAATCTACAACATTCTTACACATAAAGTCAAGCTTTTTCTCTTTATAGAACAAATTCATATCTCTCATAAATTCTATGTATTGTTTTGATGTAACCAAACTATCTTTTTTAGCTATACAATAGTAATGTTCAATGTCTCCATTTACAATAGCACCACCATATTCTTTTATAAAACTCGTTTCTCCCCATTGTGATTGTCTTGCAGTTTCTTTACTTCGTGGATAATGATAACCTCTATGTAATCTATATTGATTTATGTTAGAAGCTTGACTTATTATGTCTTCATTTTTCTCGTGTAAAGTTACATCATATCCTGCTTTAGCTAGTTTCCAAGCTGTCGTGCAACCAAATACACCTCCACCAATCACAGAGACTTTTTTAAATAATTTTTTATTCAGTATATCTATAAAATCATTCGTGTATAAAGTTATCTCTTTATTGTATTCAAAATCTACATCGTGGTTAAAGACCTTTTGTAACATTTCTTGTAATGGGTCATCAGTCCCGTCTCCCATCAAACTAACGCCGTTTATGTGATGGGTTCTTTCACCATCATAGTTAGTATCATAACAAAACTCTATGCCAATATCATTAAACTCTATTTTGAATTGTAGTTTTTTCTCTACATCAATTGGTGTTATTTTTTCAATCTCTGAATTTTTTATGTGTGGATATAAATAATATATATCGTGATAAGTTAATCTGTAAAGTAAGTCTTTATTTGTGTAATACGAATGATTAAAGTTGTCTTTCTTTTTTCTTTCTATAAGATTTTCTTCCATTAAATCCCATTGAACTTCTCTCCAATTCTGAACATCATCCACATACAACTTAACATTTCTCATATCAGCTATATCATAAAGTTTTTCTGATTGTTCTCGTGTTAGAGTAAGTGGTTTTTCACAAAATACATTTTTACCAAACCATAAACATTTTTTAACTATTTCGTAATGAGTTTCGTTTGGTGTTGAAACAACAACCCAATCTACATCATCGAGTTTTGATATGTAATCGTCTTTACTTCTACAAGTAAACTTAACATCACAGAATTTTTCAAGCTTTGTATAAATTATCTTACCCCAAGTTCCGTAACCTATTAATCCTACTTTAATCAACTAACTCTCCATAAAAATGTTCATATGTTTTTTTCATCCAGTAAGGCACTGATTTATCCTTATCAGGTAAACCATTAAAATGAAACACATAACCTAATTCAGTAAATAACATATCATCATTAATAATTTCTTTTTTAGGCATACAAGTCATATTATACTCGTATGATAATAATTTAATATCAATATCGTGTCTTCTTAACATAAAATTAAGTGGTGTCTGGTCTGTGCCTATACCCCAATTACTTTGAATACTTTGAATATTATCCTTATTTTCAAAATAGAACTTTCGCATTTCATCAAAAAAAGGTCTGTGTTTTTTATTTACAATTTGGAATCCACTATTTCCATATTCCCAAAAATTAAACCATTCTCCATCAAATACATATTTTTTATAATGTTCCATTCCTCTTAAAACCCAATCATAACTTCCATCATCGTGTACTAAACAATATTTATCTTCTGTTTCTTTAAAGAAGTTTGGTGCGTCTGGATGAATTATTGTATCTGCGTCAACCATTAATATTTGATTGTACTTTATCTCATTGTGGTCTAACATATCAAATAAAAAATATCTTTGCCATATAATGTGCATATCATTCATATCTGTGACTGGTTCTTCCATAAGAAATAGTTCAACATCATTTTTGTTACACCAATGTTTCCAAGATTTTATAGAATATTCATATTCTTTTTTTGATTGTCCATCTTTTTTTACTGCTATTATAAAAACTAAATCTTTCATAAATCTCCTTATTGTAGATTACAAACACAACCTTCGTTGTCTGTAAATTTTTTACCTGTGGTAACTATATTTTCTGGTGACTCTCCTATAAATTTGTTTATCTTCAATACTCCTTCATTGACTTTTTCATCTATAGCAGCTTTAACTTCACCCGGAGGTAATCCATAATCATCAAAAATAAATTCAACATCAGGCCACATTTTTAAAGCATTTTCTATATCTTGTTTAACTTGATAATATTCGTGGCCAGCGTCAATGAAAACGACATCAACTTTAGAAGGTAAAAAATCTTCCCATTTGTCAGCACAATATGTTCCTGAACCATCAGAATAATCATAAAGATTAGCTTTAATAAATTCAACATTGTCACAATCTTTACAATGATTTTTAGCTGTATCTAAATGCCATTTATCAACAGCATAAACTTTTTTAAATATTTTACTTAAATACTTCGTTGAATTACCTTGATGACAACCTATCTCAACTAGAGTTTTATTTTTATATTTATCATTTAAAAATATATCAAGTATATCTGTTTTAAATTTCACAGATGTTGCATTTTTATTTTGATGTCTATGTTGAGTCAAACTTAATATGTCATCATATTTTGTATAGTCATAATTCTTACCTACCATATTCCAAGTATCTCTCATTATTTTAATTCTGTCCTCAATACTAAATCCTGTGAAATGCCATATATTAGTGTATTTAATAAAGAAAGGTGTTTTGTCTTCTCCATCTTGCCAATTATGTGAAAACATTTCCTTTCTGTGCATATGTAACATATTCCATGTTACAGGTAATTCTTTTACTTTTATATTTTGTTTTTTTAACTGAAAGTTTAAAATAGTTTGAACTTTACCACCACCCATTTTTGCTACACCATCAATGTTGTCTTTGTTATTTTCATAAAGTTTAATTAGTTCATCAAATATACTTTTATGGTCTTTTGTAAAAAAATAAACTCCAGAGTTATAATAATCATAAATACTCAGTTTCTGATTAGGATAAAATTGCTGAAAAATATTTATACTATTCACATTCCATCTAAGATTACCATTGTCCTTTACCCAACAAAATTCATCATCATATAATTCAAATGGATTAGGAGCATTCCAATGAACCATTGTATCACTATCTACATAACCAAGTTTATCATATTTATCTCCTACTATCTCAAAAATAATATCTTTATTCCAAACAGGGTACTTATATCTTTCATTGTGTTTATCGATAACAAGAAAATCAATATCATTTTTTTTACACCAAGCACTCCAAGATTTTATACAATAATCAGAATACAATGTATTTTGAAACTCTGAAGTATTGTGATTTATAGCTGTAGTGAATATTAAATTTTTGTTCATTTATATACTCTCATAAAATTTATTTTGTTTTTTATCTTTTGGTGTTACTGATGGTATTACTACTATTGGTTTACTCATCACTTACCTCTACATTTTTTAAATTTTTAAACATTTCATACCAATGTAAACATAACTTATCAGAATTATATTGTTCTCTAAATTTGTTTCTAAAGTTATTTACAATATAAGAATATTTTTCGAAATTTCCAAGCACTTTTTGAATTTTTTCTTCCAAATCAGACCCATCATATTTACAAGCTATATAGGTTTCACCATCATTGTAAATATTTGGACTAGTATTTATCATCGACATATCAGGTTTTATCATTAAAGCACCAAATTGAATAGCCTCAATGTCTCTGTAACAAATTTCACCTTGACCAAATGGTGAAAGTATAATTTTTGAATTATACAGATTATTTAAATATTCAATTCGTTCTAAATATCCTGTTGTTACATTATAATTTAATTTATTTACTATATTACTAAAATCTTTTCTATGTTTCATATAAAGTAAATCATTTCTAACACCGTGTTCATAACATGCAGAAATTTCTGATAAACATAGAGCTGTAACATCAATATTCTTATTTAAATTTGATGGTAGAAAACGATGTTGATGACCTTCATATACATGATATTGAGGATAAACATTATTCCACTGGTAGAACTTAGACATATAGGTATATCCAAGATTCACACCTGACAATTTAATCTTATCCCATTTGTCTTGGGGGATGTCATAAGATTTTCCTAAATTATCGTCAACACCAAAAAACCATTTACCAGCGATATAAGGTTTATTGTAGTCTTGTTTATTATTTAACAATTGATTTTTTAACAGATATACTGCATCACTTTGTTCAAATACTTCATAACTACCAAATAGTGATGTTGAATCAAAACCATCCCATAAAAAATAATTACCACCCTCTGTAATTTTATACAAGTTTTCTAATCCCCAATCTACACTTTCTTGTAATGGTTTATTTTTGTCGACAAAATCTGAAGGACCAACAATTATATAATCATAATCAGAAGTTTCAGCTTTTTTTCTTTCACCATATGGGATTATACCATGTTCCTCATCATGAAACAATAATTCTATTCCATAATCAGAACGAAGTTTATGATACAAAGAGAAAAGTGGTTCAAAAGTATCCATATTTCTACCCTTTTGAAAATTTAATAATTTAACTTTAATCATATGGTATCGTAGAAATCATTTTGTTTTTCTTGTCTATCTGATGTTGTCAATATTACAATATCATAATTTAATTTTTCTGACATATTATACCCTCCCAATCAAGTAATTTTTTTCCAACACCAACTCGTGGTTCGTTACCTTTAGGTTCTCCTATATACTTAATTACTTTTAATTTACCATTATTTATATATTCATCAATACCTAATTTAACCTCTGGAATTAAACCATAATCATCAAATATTAAAACAACATCATCAGTTCCCTTTTCAAATGAGGTATTTATATCCATAATTACATGTTGTTTGTCATGTACAGCATCAATTAAAAATACATCATATTTCTCTACATTGCCATCACCATTCCACCAATTGTTTGAACTAATAATCTCTTTAGCATAAATATCTTTATTTTGATACTCTATATTATCTCTATCTTTATTTAAATTTTTAGCATAAGTTATTAAGTCATCATCTATATCCACTGTCTTAACTTTTTCAAACAAAAAACTTAAAATACGGGTTGTGTATCCCCTAGATGTGCCAATCTCAAAACATTTTTTATCTAAATATTTATCACCACAAAAATTTATTATATCTTTTTTCATTACTAACGATGTTGTGTTTTTGTCTTGTCTTTTGTCAGGTATATTTTTTAATATAAAATCTATATCCATTATAACCTCCTGTTTTGTTTTTTATATTGTGTTATAAAACTCATTTTGTTTTTCTTGTCTATCTATTGTCTTCGGGTGATAGAACGAAAATTGTTCCTCTGCTGGTAAAAACGTATGTTCTTTATATCCTGTTAATACTTCGTGTACTTTATTTTTCCACATAATGTTAGGTCGATTTCTCCAAATCCTACCTTGATAATCAGGAAAGTTTACCCAACCTTTTTCGTTCACATTCCAACCCCATTTATTAATATGTTCTTGTGTGATACCATCAACTGTGTTAACTCGTGGCACCCAATATAAATCTACTGTGGGATTTGATTGTAATATTGGTTTAATGTTTTTTATTAATTGTTTGTGTGGTAATTCATCTGCATCAAGATTAAAAATGTAATCACCCGTGCACATATTTTTTAAATAATTTTTTTGTCCACCATAATCTTTTAACAAATGTCTTTGTTCAAAAATCATTTCGTGCATTGATGTCATTACATCTAATATCTCAATTGTTTTAGGATTGTCTGAATAATCATCAAGAATTACTATCTCATCTTCTTCGTCTTTGTGTTTGACTAAAAACTCTAATAACTTTAGTAATGAATCATCTTCATTATGAGTCAATATACTATAACTTATTTTCATTTATAACCCTTTGTAAATTTCTTTTAAAGCTTTTGATTGGAAGTTCCATTTAATTTGTTTTGCTGATTTTACTCTTGTGTATTTGTAAGTCCTCCAACAATCAAATCTATTCAACACTTTAGCTTTAATAATTGGTTTATAAACTAAATTTGGTCTTATACCAGCGTCTTCTTCCTCATATATATTCATCTTTGGAAATTTACTTTGTTTATCTAATTCCCAACCAGTTTTAGTTCCCATAGCTTGAAAAAACTTTTCAACTTCTGTGTGTGGCATATGATTAAGATTAAGTCCGTGAAAAAGTTTTTTGTCTCTTGTACCATATTCATCAGTATCCACAACAAAAACTAAAGGTATGGATTTATCATTGTTTCTATCTCTATATTGAAATTCAATAATCATTCCACTCTTAATATTCATTGGTGATATTGACTTCTTATCATTTCTACCTGAGTAAAATCTTCTATGTCTTGAATTTCTCATTATTTATTTTTTTCTTTTAGAATTTTATTAATTGTTGTCATGCCTTCAATAAATAAATCATAAACAACAGCGTTATCTGTATCTATTTTTCTCTCGTAAAATCCACCTTGTTCATTGGGAAAGTTTTCCCTTTCTTCCTCTGGTATGTCAACCATTGGTGCGAACGCCCATTTCATAACTTTATCTTCTTTATCATTTGGAACTGTAATATTCACAGGATACAACATACCAATTGGTAATGTGATTATACTTGGAATCCAAACTTTACCATTTGATTCAACGGCCCAATTCTTCATATCTTCACCAAGTTTTTGGAACTCTTCATTTGTTTCTTTCGTACCTGTGAATTTGGTTGATGTTGTATAACCACAATTGATACACTGCATCACTTGTGCTTTTTCTGTTCCTGCAACGTGTAAAGCTCTTTCTTCACATAAGGGACAATTACTTATTATGTCTTTCATACTGTAGCCTCATTTGTTACTTTCTTTAATTTAGGTAATTTTATTTTAGGTGGTTCTGAATTACTAACTTTTTGTAATTTAGGTAATTGTAACCCAACTTGTTGAGGGACTTTGTCCACAATCGGTGTAATGATTTTACCAAGTTTTTCTGTCATTTTATCTAATGTAAACTTTTCTCTATTGATTTTCATTAAATTTAATGCTTTTTCTTTTACTTCATCATAGTTTTGAAAACAATAATTCATAGCTCTGTAAGCTTGTGTTTCATTTACGTTAAACCATTGTGATTCAGGTATGACTATGTCTTTCCACACTTGAGACTTTGGAACTTGAACTAATTCACCACCCAATAACATTGAATCTGTTTCTGATAAGAAATCCATTTGTCCACTCCAAGCACTCGCGATTACAGGTAACCCAACCATTGAAGCTTCTAATAAAGGTCTTCCGAATCCTTCACCGTGTGTTAATGAAACAAAACATTTTACCTTTGGATGATTATATAATTTATTCATTTCCTCTGTTGATAAAGAACCATGTAGTAAATAAACATTTGGTAGATTCCAATCTTTTGGAAACATTGATTTAATTTCATTTATTTTTCTTAAACACTCTTCTCTATCTAATATTGAAAATGTCGCTCCAGCAGTTTTTAATATTAACGCTGGTTGTTCTTTTTTATTTGCAAATGATTCATAAAACAATTTAACTAATTTTGATATATCTTTTCTATCTTCACCAAATCCACCTTTACCCCACAATCCAACGTGTAAAAATGCAAAATCCTCTTTTATATCATCAACTAAATCTAAGGATGAATCATCAAGTGGTTTAAATATATTTTCATCAACACCCTCAAATAACACTTCAATTGGTTTTTCTAATTTCAACTCACCAACTTTTTGTTGTTGTCCATTTGGTAATTGTTGCATTTTTTCATAAAGAGCTTTTACAAATCCGTCTTTTGAGTGTTCTGATGGTGTGATGATTAAATCCATTTTGTTACAACCCTCTATCCAATTATTTGAGACAGTCGTTGTTTCAATACCAGCGGTTATTCCAATATTAACCTCACCATAAGTTTGAAATTCATTTGGTATTCTAATGTCTACATACACGTTTGGTTTTTTATCCATCTTTGGTTCTGGTAAAATACAATCAATAATGTTTTTATCTAATTCAATGTCTAAAGCATTTCTTGGACATTCTCCCCAAGGCACATCAAGTATTTTTACATCAAACTTACCTAAGTTTATAAAAGAACGAACTAAATCTCTAGCGTGGTCACCATACCCACTTCTTGATGAAACAGGTGCACATATTAACATAACTTTTTTCATTACACAACCTCCAATGTATATTGTTCTCTTGGTTTCCATTTCTCTAAACAAGTATCTATATTTTTAATAAATGATTCTGACATATGTTTAGCAGTCATTCTACCTTCATTGTTTACAAATTGTCTTCCCAACTCACCACATCTTTTTCTTTCTTCAGGACCCACTTTATACCATTCTAATAATGCTTCACCTGCATCTTCATAACTACATCTATCATCAAAGATGTATGGTGTTAATGGTGAACCTTGACAACTTATGTTTGATGGAAAAACAGGTTTAACCCATTCACCATGATTCACATAAGTTCCTCTGTGGTTAGATTGTAATTCAACATACTCTTCAGCAGTTAAATATTCACCTTTGTTGTTTTTAAATCCACATTGGTCTTGTAATCCACCTGTGACATTTACTACGATACAACCACCCGTATGTAACATCTCACAACTACCTAATCCAAATCCCTCATTGGAAGCCATATTGATATAAACATCACAAGAGTTAAACACAAAGTTCATTTCCTCATCATTAAACGAACCGTTAGGATGATTATCGTGTGTGAATATAACTGGATAATCAGGTAGAAGAGTTTTACACACAGCTCTCATATCAGTCCCATTCTCATCACTTGGAGCTGCATGCCAAACTAAACAACAATCTTTTCTTTTCTCTGGTGATAATTTATCCATCATATGTTTGTAAGCGAGAGCAACATCACCTGGTGATTTTCTTCTAATGTTACGATTTAAATATAAAACTTTAAATTTATATTTGTCTAATCCCATTTTTTGTTCAAATTCTCTAAACTTGGTGTCACCTTTATCTTGAATTTTGTGTATTCTTTTATCAGTTATTCCGTGAGGAACATAATCTGTTTGCCAATCTTCATAACCATATTTAGAAAGTATTCTTTTGTTAATACCATATGTTTGTTTTGATATTGACATTAACAAGTCTGAACTTCTATAATAGTTTGTATTGTATAATGGGTCTGGAATATCGTCCCAAATATTATAATACATAATAGGTATGTGTTGTCTTACTTCATGTTCCATATTATATAACCAAATCCAAAATCTTGGGTCTGTAAAGTGCATTATGACATCTGGCTTTTCCATATCAAGAATTTGTCTTAACAATTGTGGATTACCGTAACCAGATATTGGATATATTTTTAGATATGCATCATCAATACCATATTCATTTTTTACAGCGTGACTCATATCTATGATTTTACCCTCTTCTGGATGTTTTACAGCACCACCTAATTGAACCCAATCGTATTTATGTAATGTTCCCATCACAAATTCTTTTGACTGAGTGGCTATTCCACTGTGCATTCTCAAATCATCTGATAAAAGTAGAATCTTTTTCTTCTTTACTTTGTTTGGATTTGCTTTTTTTAATTTTGGAAGTTGAATTTGACTCATAACCTATTTTTCTCCTATTTAAAAGTTGCTTCCACTTACGATTAGATTATCATAAGTTTCTATTTCTTCTCTGTATTTTTCATCTGTTAAAAATCTATCAACTGAACGATTTGTTAATTTTTGTAAAGTCATTTTTGTATTAACTGTATTCAGTTTGAATTGTTCATACAATGATTCTATGATTTTAACCGATGTTAATTTTGTATTTTTCATATTGTTTCTCCATCATATTTACATATATAAATATATACAAATATAAAAAAACTATGAAATAATTACTCTTTTTTTATCTAATTTTTTTGCATACTCTAATGTGTTTATAGTTCCTTTGGCCTCAACACCATTAGGTATGAATGCTACTATGAAGTCCGATACACTAGCTATGATTTTATTTCTTACAAAAAAGTTTCTCATACTGAAATCTTTATTGTATCGAGATTCTGGTAATACGCAATATAAATTATGAACTTCGTGAAATGGTGGATACTCTTCGTATTGTAAACCTAATTCAAGTGTGTATTTCTTAGCGTATTTATCAGCTCCTTGTTTACAACCACCACTAACGATAATTGTATCATTACCATATTGTTGTTTTAATTTAAATACAAAATCTTTAATTTTCTTTTTGTTCTCATATCTTCTACTCCCTATCAATGCTACTCTCATTATACTCCTACACTACAATATTCTGTATTTTTAAATTCACACCATTTACAAGCTTTCTTACTTGGTGTTGGTATAATGTTTTCTGATATTCGTTCACCCTTATCATCAAACGCTAAATCCAAGAATGTATTTAATCTCTTAGCCACTTTGTTCATACTTACAGTACCACTCGCTGGTGAGAACTTCTGAACTCTCTTTTGTGGAAACATTGCTTCTTCCCATAGTTTTCTTTTCACGATGAAGTATTCTACTTCTATGTTTTCAATCGGGTGATTGTATTGTTTAGCGTAGAATTGTTTATATAATAATAATTGTTGAGTTTTGTTCTCATCTTTTTTCATCCATTTGTTCCAACCACGAGTAGATGTTTTAATATCATAGATTGTTATCGTATCAGTTCTTTCATCCAATATAACTAAATCCAAGTAACCAACTATTTTAACATTCTTTTTTAAATCCACTTCAATTGGAACTTCACAACCAATTAACTTATATCCTCTTTTACTGAAATAATCAGCTCTTCTCTTTTTAATAAAGTCCAATATATCCACACCATCTTGAAAGAACTCTCTCATCTCTTCTAATGTGCAAGGGTTCTTACCATAGGTTTCTTTATCTTGTTTAAACAACTCCATCATTTTGTCGTGTAGTCTTTGTTCAAGATTTAGTTTGTTTGCATTCTTCACACTATCGTGATACATAACTTCTAACCAAGTTTGTATAACTTCGTGCATTGCTGTTCCAAATAATAAATGAATACTTGGTTCTCGTTCTGTTATTTTATCAATGTAATTTAGTTTCCACCTTTGTGGGCATTCACTAAACATTGATAATTGTGAATATGATATTCTACCCATAAAATCTCTCCTTTGATTCTACCTCTATTTTTTGTATTTCTGGATAGAATTGATAAGCATCTTTTGGATAAGGTTTAGGTTTATGTATTAATGTATTCATAATCTTTTTCTTATCTTTCTTTCCACATAACAAATACAAGTATCTATGTTTTTCAGGTTCTTCTTTCCTCCAAAACGTATGTCCAATCTTTTTCTTTAATTTTTCTAAATTATGAGAACCAAACTTCGTTGTAACATTTCGTGAATGCATCCACTTACCATCCTCTGTAAGTCGTATAGCATAATTAGGCATTAGTCGAATACTATTACCTTGATATATCCAATTCGTAGCTTGATAAATAATACCCAAGTGTCCTTGTTCCGGGTCTGAATAACTTACCAATACTTTTATCTCACTAGCGTTTTCCTTCAACCAATTGAATGTTTTGGATAAAACCACACTCTCTGTATTCTTACCATAATCATCAAAGATAAATAACCTTGTTAACTCCAATACTTCTTCTTCTTTTAATTCAGGTGATATGGATTTAGGAGCACTTCTTCCAACAGGATAACCATAGATAGCCACACCCGCTAATTTTTCATCTTTCTCATCAAAGAATGAATGTTCGTTATCTGTTTCATAAAACACACCTAAAGCGTATCTACAAGATGTCCACTTATGACTGTAATGATTCTTTACAATCATATCTTTGGCTATCTTCTTTGAGATTTCTCTTATGGTTATTTTATTTGGATTAATTGATGTCAAAGTTTCTCTTTAATGTTTCTAAGTTTTCTTCAGCTTGTGATAAACTCTCTGTCCATTTCTTTACCTCAGTTAATAAATCTGAGTGTTCCCCAATCATTGTAGCATCATTGAATAATAAATCCAAGTGAGCCAATGCTTCTGTTCTTTGTGCTTGATAACTATCTATTGCAGCTTGTATTAATTGATTCATTTTATTTTCCCCATTTTCCATTCTTTACTATTGTAGCCATAATACCATAATTAGATACGTCCAAGTATGCATCTTCCAATGGTTCATCTACAGCCGTATCTTTATTCCCCATTAACAAAGTTTTTAACCTTTGTATTTTATCATTCATTCTAAACCACAATCCAGTTAATGATAACTTAATCTCATCATCTGTTGATAATTGTGTTCCAACTGAGATATTACCAGGACCATAATCGTGTTGTTTTCTACAAAACAATTCGTATTGTTCCCTTTGTAATCTTCTAAACTCACCAGTCATTTCAGGCCATTCCTTTTCCATCTGTTCTACAATTGGGTGTTTAGTAACTGTTAAATCTGTTTCAGACATTGTTAAGTCGTTTTCTTTTATATTGCTCACTTTAATAACCTCTTAATTGTTTTTTCATTCATTCCATATTTTTCTAATATTTCCATTAACTCATTTTTTGCAATTAAATCTAAATAATCTTTTACTTGTGATTTACTGCATTCAAAATGTGTAACCATAATATCAATCAATTCCGTATTGTATTTCTTATCTTTCTTACCTTTAATATACTTATTGAATCTCTTACCTCTTGGTAACATATCACAATACCACTTGTAAACTTCTTGTGGTTCTAATGTTCCAATAGAATACTTTTGAAAGTAATTCACAATTTCAAGAAAATCTTTATCCATTGACAACCAACGATTGATTATAAATGGGCTGAATTTCTTTTGTTCATCTTCTGTAAATTCATTCCAATGAGTTTTCTTTACAAGTATTTGATTTATCCAATCGAATATTGTCATTTACCAAATCCCCACGAACCATCTGCAGAACCAGGTCTAGCATTTGGTTTATATATTCTTTCCATTTTTTCATCATTACCATTTACATTTGGGTCATAACAACACTTAGGACACAATTGAAAATCTAAATCATTCATAGATTTCAAAAAGTCTTTTTCCAATCCACAAGTATTACATTTGTAAGTATAGAAAGGCATTATTGAATACCATTTATATCTGTGAACTCTTTATTCACATGTCCACATTTTTCACATGCGAATACAGCCATTGGAATTATGGTTTCTTGTCCATTTGGTGCAACTAATGCTGACATCTTTCTCATCAGTAATGTTTGTTTAAATGTTTTACCACCACAATTTTCACAACTAATTTCTGTGGTTTTACTAAAGTCAATTTGTTCTTCCATTTGACCATTTTTACCAGGTATCATCATCTTATATCTCCCGTTTAATTTCTGTTATTGTAACATCTTTAGCTTTCCAATTCGTCTTAGATAAAATTGTTTCATCATCGTAAGGTGGATTGTGTAATGTTATAATTAAGTCAGGTTTATCTACCCAATCTATATGTTCTATTTTAAATGTTTTCATTTTAATATCCTTATTAATCTAATTATTAGTGACATAAAGTTAATCTCTTTATCCACTACATTTACATCTTGGAATTGTGCTTCTGCGATATTCATAATACACTCAGCTTGTTTTCCCTTACCATAATTATCAACTTCATCATATAATAATCTAAATAATTCTGAATAATCTGAAATAGAATTATCAGCTATTAATTGTCTAATGTCATTTAGTTTAACACCACTTGTCAACATTTCTAACAATTGTAGTTTGTAATTATTCTGAATTACAGAGGTGGTATCAATCTTTAACTTACCATCAACGATTTGTCTTTGAGCTGAATTAATAACTCTACGAATATCAGGATAACCTGCGTTCACTATCAAAGCTATATCATCAAGTTCAAATTGACAATTCTCTTGTGTTAAGATATTAACCATTTGTTGTGCAACCTCTTTTTTAGATGGTGGAACAACTTTGTATGATTGACATCTTGATTGGATTGGGTCTATGATTCTTTCTACATAATTACAAGTAAGAATAAACCTACAATGTTTTGAAAATGTTTCCATTAGGTTTCTCAATGCAGCTTGTGCATTTGGTGTAAGATAATCACACTCGTCAAGTATAATTACTTTCAAGGATTTGAAACCAACAGATGAAGCAAATGTTTTGATTTTGTTTCTAACATCGTCAACTTTGTTCTCATCAGAAGCATTGATATACATATAATCACAATCAATGTTAGATGTGATAATCTTCGCTAATGTTGTCTTACCAGTGCCAGCTTTACCAAAAAGTAAAAGATGAGGCACATCTTCTGATTCAAGATATGCCTTCACTTTTTCTTTAAGATGCTCGTTACCTACATAAGTTGATAAGTCCGTTGGACGATATTTTTCTACCCATAATGAATGAGACATTAATCTACATCCTGCATAGATACTATGTAATAAGTAGAATCAAAATCATCAATTTTGAAATTCACCCTAGCTAATCCCTCAGTTGAAACTTCAAGAATAGCTGATGAACATTCACGATTTGAAACCAACACTTCTTTAAAAAGATTAGCGTTGAATGTTATTGGTTTGTCAATATCACAACTATCACATTCTGTTGGGATGTTTACACGATTTGTATTCGTAGATGAATAACCAATCACAACATCACAACCATTGTTATTTTTTACAATTGAAAAAGTATCAACATCACTTAAAGCACCCTTACCTTTGATGAATGTTGAAATGAAGTTTGAATCTAATTTAATCTTAGTGCCAAACTCTGGTAGTCTTTTCATTTGTGGTGGGTCGGATATAACTGATAAATCACTTAATACATAATCCACAGATGTAGTTCCGTGTTTTATTTTAAGTGAAACAGCTTTATCACCGAATCTTGTTAAGTCTAATGAAACATCATCACCTAACACATTTATCAAACTTTTTAATTGGTCGGTTTGATATACACCAATTTCAGCATCTTCAAATTGAAATCTATCAACTTTAACATTACCTAATAAAGACTTATCAGGTGTGACAAATGATGTTGATATTGAATCACCACTTGATTTCCATTTTACTGAATTTACATTTCCACCCAAATTATACTTTTGAATGAATTTATCTAACTTACTTTTTTGCATCTTATTGTTCTCCTATTAAGGTTTATTGTTTAATATAATATATTTTTACCATATGAGTCAAGCTTTATTTTAGAAAAACCTCTCTAATGTATTTGCTTTATCAACAGGCATATCCCATTTCAATGCCTCATAAAACATTCTGATTTTCTTTTCTAATGCTCTTGTGAATAATTTATCGTAATCTATGTTTTGTTCAATGAACTCCATAATCTTTGGTGGGTCATCATAACCTTTGAAAGCGATTTGTTTAATATTCATCGTGTTTGGTTTTAAATAAATCCACTTAATCTTTTCTGATGATTTGATTTTCTCAAAGTTATTTAATCCCCAATACTTTAACAAATCATTGTAAACCCAAGCCGCTTTAACGTGAACAGGTGTTCCTTTCTTCATATTGGTAAACACAGCATCTCTTGGTGTTGAATCTTTGAACTTAGATAATTTTTTAACACCAGTTGGTAAAGAGATGTTCTGTATATCAGATGTTTTCATTTCTTTCTTGAACTTCAATATCTTTTCATCAATCACATCTTTATCCACATCACCCAATATATCTTTCAATACTTGTGTCATCAAATCTCTCATAGCTGGTGGGAATGAACTACGAACAATATCTAAACCTTTTACATCCAACTTATCACAAGTCAAACCACCATCGTTGATAATCCATTGTCCATATCTTTTCTTTGTAACCCAAAACGCTGACTTAGCCACACACTCTTGTTTAATATCAAATCTGTGTTCGTCACAATTTAGAAACTTTTTAGCGAACAAATTGTAAGATTCATTGATATAATCTTGAACTACTTTCGCTGTTTCTAATATCTTTTCCGTCATAAATTTATCATCTGTCAAGTCAGCGTTTGGGAAATCTTTTTTAACCAATGGAACAGCCGAGTAAAATACTGAATCTGTATCTGTGTAAATACAATAATCCTCTTTATCTCCAAGCTTACCATTGTAATAACTATTAGCAATCTTCTCTGTAAATTTAATTAACTCTTGACCAGTTACAGTAGTGGCCTCTGCATTGTCCACATCATAGAATCTAAACACAGGTAATCCCAACACACCATAAAGTGAATTTAATACAATCTTCTGAACGTGTTGTCTTCTTTTAAAGTATCCATGTTGTTCGTCATCACCCTCTTCACCATATTTCTTCATCAATCTTTTATACTCAACTCTTTCATCAAACCACTTGGATAACAATGAAGGAATCAAACCTTTCTTATCATTACGATACAGAATACCATTTGAAGATATGGATACTTTGTTCTTTTCAAACATTTGTTTCAATTCTTCATTATTCATATGCCCTTGAGTTTTACCATTCTTTTCTAATGAATAAGTTTTATTCACACCTTTGATAAACTCCTCAGCATTCCAACCATTCACTTTACCAATCTTCATCTCAGGTGAAATATTCAACGACATAATAACTGATGGATACATAGAGGTTAAATCCAAATCAAACACCCAATTGTATTTACCAGGTTTAGGGTCTTTCACATAAGCACCTGTGAACTTGTCATCATCACTACGATTCATTTTTTCTCTAGCATCCAATGCTTTGTTTGGTGCAACTACTCCAATGTTTTGTAGATAAACCAAAATAGCACCCTCCAAGTATCTACTACTGAAAAATATGTCCTCATAAGGAACGTGTCCAACGTGAGCCAGTGCTTTAGCCAAATCAATAAACTTCAACTTGTCATCAAGTTTCTTAACAATAATAACGTCATTCAAGTTATATTCAATATACTTATCAATATCCGTTTCATATAAATCTTGTAGTGTTCCTTCAAATTCTATCTTACCAAGTCCAACTTCTAATTGTCCAATGTAATCTAATCTATATGAGGATTGTTGTGTATAGGTAAACCACTTGTAAAGTGATAAGTAATCCAAACAAGAAACACCAGCGATTTTAAATCTACGTTTATTCTCATTGTAATAAACTTCACCGATTGGTGATAATGCATTTGCAAATGAATCACCCATAACTCGTTTAGTTCTATTGTATAAATAAGGAATATCAAATCCATCAATGTTCCAACCACTTAATATTGTTGGATTGATTTCAAGATATTTTTGATAAAATCTTTGTAGTAATTCTTCTTCTGAATGAAATGATTCTACGACATCTGTATTTGGAACATCACCTAAAACATAACAATGATAGGAATCCATTGTTTTATCATATAGTGCAATAGCTGTAATCTTGTTCTCAGCTCTTTGTGGGTCTGGAAAACCATCCGTTACCTCACACTCAATATCAAAGAAAACTTCTCTATGTCCTACTGATGGCTCTTCTGAATCAGGATACATATCAACCAATGTTCTGGTTTCAATAGGAACGTCTGATTCAAACACTCTTCCGTTTTTAATATCATCACCAGTCCAAAAGTTTACTTTCTTTAACTTGTCACCATACAAGGAACGATATGTGCCTGTCTGTGATTTTAAGTACGCGTATGGTTTGTACTGAAACTTTTGATAACCTGTTTTATCATCCCAAAGATGAATTTCATTAGAAGTTTTACTTCTTTTAACATAAATGTTTTGATACAATTAATACCTCTTTTTATCTGTAACATAATATACAACATTTTAGCCATTCGAGTCAAGCTTTTTCTTTTACGAACCAAATATTTTTTTCTTTCCACCATCATATTCGTAAGCGTGTCCGTTTTCTTTCAGTAATTCATTTATTGAAGATTCGTGTCCTTTTACGAATAGTTCGCCGAGGACTCGTCCATATTTCCCAACTCCGTGAGATTTTAATAAGAACTTGCCCTCGTCTGAATTTTCTAATAAATCTTTTACATATTCTTTAGCAGCTAATCCTTTTTTCTTTTCTTCGAGATTACGAGTTCTACTTTCCCAGGTGTCAACGCCAAAAAATCTAATTCTCTTCTTAACCCAAGTATCAAAACCCAAGTCAATAAGAGCATCACAAGTGTCGCCATCGACAACTCTTTGAAGTCTCGCTGAGTAAATATGTTTATCCATTTTCTTTGCCATTTCATATCTCCTATATAAATATACTTAAAATTATCAATCCTAAACCAATACCAGCTACAGCCCAATCGAATGCGTTTGAACGAGGTATTTCAATACCCATCATTTTCCACGGCCCTTTTATAACAAATGGGTTGTCTGTTACTACATAATTCAATGCTCTTTCATAGACGAAATATCCTATCATCCAAGAACCTAAAAATGTAAGTGATAAACTCCAAAAAGATGTGAATAAGAATGCTGAAAAAATACTTCCTACCATTCCAATGTTTTCACCTAATCTCCAAGCGTGGTAATCCAAATAACCAACACCATCTCTTTTACCTTTTGTAATTGAACCGAAGATTAATTTATTTTCTTTTCTTCGTTTTGCTTTTGCCCAAGTGTATCCTTCTGTACAACCTTCACTTAACCAATAAGTAACCATTGTTATTGTAAATAGTAATTGTCCTAACATTTATTTTCTCCTATTGTTTAGACTATTTCACAAACACCACCAGCACAAGCAAGTTCACCTTTTAAATCGGTATCATCTTGTTCTTCAGTAATTCGTGCTAAGTTGATGTTCTTTAGTGTTTCCACCATTTTGTCATAAGTTGCTTCTTCACAATCTTCAAATGGTGCTTGTTTATAAGTTCCACCATCATAAGGCAATATACTTAATCCATTGTATGCTTTCTTATTTTTCCACATCCATTGTCCTATGTCTTCCCACTCGTGTTCTTTAACCGATATTGTTGCTGATACATTATGTGTATTCATTCCACTACGATGTCCTTTCTTGACATAATTCTCACTAATGAATTTTACTCTTTCCAATAATTGAAATGCTGATTCAGTTCTCATTGTCGCTCCCTCAGGTGCTTTCTGTGGAACTGATATGACAGCCGTGTCGTGTGGTCTAAAGTATTCATCTTCAACTAAATCAGGATGGTTTCTTAATAAATATCCATAAATAGCCTCATTCTTACCAACTCTAATTCTTCTAATATAGTAATCATTGTGCCAAGCGTGGATACCACTTGATGTTCCTAATGTTAATGATGTTGTTCCAGCAGGTTTTACCGTTGTACATCTTGCAGCTGGTTTGACACCAATTAATTCTGCCACTCTTTTGTTTTCTTCTTTTACTACGTTAGCAGCTTCTGTTACATCCAAGTCATCTAATTTATTAGAAGCGATTCCAGTCATTGATACTCCAATTAGGGCATCCTTTTGTGTTGTTCTTTCCCATACAGGTCTTAAATAATGAAAGTCTGTATAACCAGCTTGTAGTGTTCCAATGAATGCACCAGCCTTTACTCTTTCATTTAAGTCTTCTTGTGATTCAACATTTGAGACATTCACTTCTGTTAAATTACAGAATTGATATGGACGTAGTGCGATTTCACAACAAGGATTAGTTCCCCAATCTTTATCATTGGTTAGATAAATACCTGGCTCTCCACTACCACTCGCTTTAATTTTTTCCCATAATTCAAAGAAAAACTCTTCTGTAATTTTAGAACGAACCAAAGCAGCTGAATTGTTTGCTCTACCTCTTTGTGGATTTGTTTCCCACCAATTTCCATACTTACAAGAAATCATTGAGTCATCATCTGCTGAGAATAATGAAATCAAAGCTGCTCTTCTAATACCACCAGCCAACACAGCGTCTGCTATGTGACATACAATATCGTGAACTTCTAATGTGGTTAATTTATCACCATTGTCTTTTGTTCTCAATATACCATCAATCTTAACCAAACACTCTTTTAATGGTTGAGGACCTGGCGCTTTACCACCACTTGTTACTAACTCCGCACCCTTTGGACGAATATCTGAAAAGTCAAATGTAATGTGTGAACCACCATAAAAATAAGATTTAATCAATACTTTAACTGAATCAGCCCAACCTTCAATGGAATCACTAATTAAATATCTTCTTCTTCTTTTAAAATTTGGTAAATGTATTTCAGGTAATTGTTCAACGTGATGTCTTTGAACTGAATAACCAACACCTGTTCCACCCAATAATAAAAACATAACTTCCGAGAATGATTGCCAATTATCAATTGGTAGAAATGCACAATTATAAACTCTGTTTGGTGATATTTCAATTGGTTTACCAGCAAACTGCATACTCCTCATTGATGGTAATACTTTTTTATCCAACACCATTTTATAAGCTTTATCTATTTGTGATTTTAATTCTGGATATTTCTTGATGTGCATTTGTTTATTTCTTTCCACCAATTCTTTCCACGTTTCTCTTCTTTTTTTCTCAGGTAAATACCTTGCGTATTTCATATAGACAGTAATGTCCGACAATATTTTCGTTGAAATATCCATTCTTTTCTCCTCAATGTTTTGTGATATTTTAAAACCTTTTGGTTAGGTATTTATAAATATCAATATAATAATTTCTTCTTAACTTTTTCTTACATTTCCCAATAATCATCTTCCATAATTACATGCGTTGGGTATATATTCCACTCTTCAAAATGTTCTTCTTTTTCTTCTTTTTTCTTAGTTCTGAACCCAACTGATTTTTTAACTTTTGCCATTATTCATTCTCCCAAGCTTCATTTACATTAGGTGTAGATTTATCATCACCTCTGAATGTACCATCTGCTTTTCTAGCTCTTTTTCTTTTCTTTGGTTTTGGTTTTTCTTCTTTTCCAAAAACAAAATCACTTAACTCTTGAACCCATTCTTGAAATACTTGTAAGTCTGTTTTTTGTTTACTCATTCATTAAATCCTCATATCTATTTGATAACATTTTTTTCATTAAGTTATCTCTGTTATCTATTTTAGTTTGTTGTTCTTTACCACCAACAGAATTACCCTCATAGATTTCCATTTTACCAGTGTTGGTATTTACCTTTGCTGGAAATGTCATACCATCAGGACCAAATCTGTTTTTAATTACATGGAATCTACCCGTGTTACCAATCTTATCTTCCACTTTTCTACTTAATGACATCACAAAATCTGCTGTCATAATCTTTTGATATGATTCAGATACTTTCTGTGCCTCAATCACATCTTCATCTAATGCTGAACGATTAGCTTGTGAAGCCGTCCAAACAGGTATTTGAAACTCACCTGCAAGTCCTCTTAAATCTTCATAAATATTACCAAGTGCATGTCTGACTTCTCTTGAATTACCTGTATCTTTCAATATATCAGCATAATCCACAACCACCATATCTACTTGAGTTCCTAATGTTGTGATTCTTTTCAAGTGAGCTGATAAGGTATTCACACTAGCAGACTTGGTTGGATAATATTTAATAACCAAATCACCTTTTAATTTATCCATTTCTGATTGAACATCTTCTTTGTGATATTTTAGATTTTGATTTGCAATACCTGTAAAGATTGAATCATATCTTAGTCCCACATAAGATTCATTTAACTCAAGTGAGTAATGAACTATGTGTTTTCCTCTCTTCATCGCATTTGCACCAATAGCCGCTAACACCCAAGTCTTACCAACACCAGCAGGTGCAACAATCACACCAAGTTCACCACCACCCAATCCACCTTGAGTCAAGTCATCAATCACTTCCCAACCAGTTTCAACTGTTGAACGAGCAGTTTCTGAGTATCTATCTTCAATGTGTTGAATGTATTCGTGTCCAATGTTTCTTTCTGTTCCTGCATTTAAAGCATCATCTACTAATCTTTTAATTTGTTCAAAGTCACCTTTGGATTCCATAATTTCAACCGATTGAACAATTGCACTTTTCAATGTTTGATTTTTGAAAAAGTCTAATGCTTTGTCTTCAATGAAATCTAAATCAGGTGATTCCAAATGTCTAAACACCTCTTTTAGATTTTCAATGATTGATAATTTCAATACATCATTTTCAACCTCTTGTGTTTTGACTTTAAATACATCAAGTGTAATACACTTTCTATATTCATCATAATATTTCTTACATTCTTTTACAACCCATTTTAGAGCGTCACTATCAAAATGTTTTTCATCCAATATATCGTGTATTTGTTCTAAAAAGGTTTGATTCTTCATTAATGCAGAAATGGATTTTATCTGAAATGTATGTCCGAAATCTGTTAATTTATCCATTCAATCCTCTAAATCTATCTAATCTTGTAAACTCCATAATCCAACTATCAAAGTTTTTTATATTAGATTGTAACTTATCCTTTATAAACATTGTTTGAAATCTATACTTAACCAATTGTGGAACTTTACCATTCACCGCTCCTTGTATCTTCATTTTTGTATGATTCGGTATATCCACTTTATTTAATTGCATTAGTAAATAATTTCGTTTAATAATATTACTACTTTTTTTTATATTTTCCAAGAGTTTTATTTTAGAATCTGTATTTTCTACAAAATTTAATAAATCCATAGCTGTGAAATCTTCATCTTCTGTTAATTGTGGAATATATTTTATTAAGGATTTCAAACCAGCTCCTAGTACTCCGTTGATATTATCTGATTTATCCCCATCCAAGATTCTATATGTTAACATATTTCTTGATGGTATTCCAAACTCTTCCAATACTGCTTGTTTATTATATAACTTCTTTTTCGTAGGACTCCATACTTTCACTCTATCATCTACTAATTGTAAGAAGTCTTTATCTGTTGACATCAATATACAATCACTTTCTGGTAGTAATTGTTGTGAGATGTAAGCCATTGTGTCGTCTGCTTCAATTCCATCAACTGACACAAGTGTTAATGGTAATTGTTCCAAGTATTCAATCAATCTACCCATTTGTTGTCTCATAGATTGTTGTTCATCGGCTGGAGCTGTTCCCCAATCCACATTACGATTCAATCTACGTTTAACTTTACGAGTTCCTTTATACTCTGGAAAAATCTTTCTTCTTCTTTTACTTCCACCTTTTCCGTCAAATACAATGATACATCTTGATGGTTTCAATATATCACAACTATATCTAACTGATTTCATAAAACCAACCATACCACCAATATGTAATCCATCTTCATTTAACGCAGGATTAACTGCGAATGACCTGATAAATGTATTCAGGCCATCCACAATCAATACTCTGTCGTTAAGATGATTTACAGCTTTGTGTGTATCATCTTTTGTTTGGTCTAAAAAAGATAAATATTTTTCATTTAAATCTTTTTTAGAGTTCATCCACTACCTCATCGGTTTCTTCCACATCATCAATACCAAGTTCTTGTGAATCATATTTTAGAATACAAGCTTCACAGATTCTTGAATAACAATACTCTCTGAGTTCATCATTAGTATTCATTAATTCTTCGAAATCTTTTGATTGAAATTTGTGTTCTTTAATTAATTCACCAGTTTCAGTATCAATCTGTGGTAATGTATACCAAGAACCACCAACTTTACAGATTTTGTGTTCTTTCATTACAGTTAACCAACTATCAAAATCAGCGATACCTTTATCAAAATACAATGGAAACTCTGCAGTTCTCATTGGTGGACCAAGACGATTCTTAATCACCTGTCCTTTGATTTTAATACCGATGGTGTTCTTACTACCATCTTTGATTTGTCCAGCGTTTTTGAACCTAACACGAGTCGATGAATGAAACGGTAGAGCTTTACCACCTGATGTAGTCCAGGGGTCTCCAAACATTACACCTAACTTTTGTCTTAACTGATTAGTGAAAACAAGTGCGACTTTTTGTCTAGCAATCATTTGAGTTATTTTTCTCATAGCTTTTGATATGATGATTGCTTTGGCCGTAGCCCAACCATCTTTATCAAAGTCAGCGTCCATTTCTACTTTCGTAGAAGCAGCTGCTAATGAGTCAACTAAAATAGTTACTAACTTGTCCTTATTTGATTCTCTGATTTTAGTAACAATCGTTTCAATAGTATCAAATATTTCTTCAACAGTTTCCAAGTGAACATATAACATTTTCTTAGTATCCACACCAATAGCTCTCAAAAATTCTTGAGATACTGCTGATTCGGTATCTATGTAAACTGCTATACCATCTTTTCTTTGTGTTGAAGCCAATAAATGAGAACCTATCAAAGACTTACCACTACCTTCCAAACCATTCAATTCTGTTATTTTACCTACACCAATACCTCCATTAGGTCTATTGGAAATAGCTAAATCTAACATTGTTGAACCTGTTGAAATGAAATCCGTCACATCAGTTGGATTACTATCTTCTTCTAAGAAGTATGCAACTTGTTGATGTTTGAATTGTTTATTCAGTTCATCGGCAATTATCCCAGCCAATTCGTCTTTTTCTGACATATCGTTCTCCTAATGAATTGATTAATTATTAAATAAGTTATCAAATGCGTCTGAAACATCTGCTGTAGATTTAGTAGCTGTTTGTTCAGCAACTTTCTCAGTAGTGTTTGTTGGAGCACTTTCTTCAGAATCATCAGATGGGTTTAGAAAGTTTTGTAAAACTTCTTTCAACTCATCATAAGTTGGTTCATTATAAAGTTCTGTTAAATCAGACTGATTTTCAAAGATACCTTTTAACATGTCAGCATCTTCTGTGATAGCAGTTTGATTAGGTTTAACTCTTACAGTAGTTTTACCATATTGGTTACCAGCTTCAGCAGGTGTTTGTCTATCGATACCAATATCTCTACCATTAGTAGCATCTGTGATGTCACCATAATCAGGGTCAGCAATTACACTAAGTAATTCTTGATATACAGTTTTACCGAATCCCCAAAATTTAACACCTTCAGATTCTTTACCACGAACTACAACTGGTGCAAAAGTTCTCATTTTAGGTTCAAGTCTTTTACCTTGAATCCATTCGTCTTTATTACCTGTTGATTTTAGTTTGTCAGCAAATTCAGCTACTGGGTCTGGTCTTCCAAATGAAAGAGGTGAAAGGTAAGTTTTATTATTACCTAAGTTATAATGAAAGAATAACTCAATGAATGGGTTATCTTTATTATGTTTGTAAGGGACAATACGAACAACTTGTTGACCTGGTTCAGGCTTCCAAAAGTTATCTTTGGTGTTTGAAGTTGATTGTAATGTTGCGAGTTTGGATTTTATAGCGTTTATATCCATTTTGTTTCTCCTATGTGTTTTATCGTTTATCGTTTATTAGTTATGGTTAATTTAACCATAAAACCTATTTAATTCTATCTCTACAATATATATCAAAAAAGCAATATAAGTCAAGCTTTTTTTTCATTTTTTTCAAATTTTTTCCATTTTTTTATTGGACACTCTGCTGTGGCGTAATGTGTCTTTACATTCATAAAACAACCACACTCTGTACATCGTCCATCTTTTTTATCCGTTTCAGGATTGACTTCATCATATAATAAATGAGGGCATTGTTTACAGATTTCCCATCTTTGTTCTGCCACCTCTTGGGGAACAATTACATGTTTTCCCCTCATAAAGGCTTTTAAACTTCTCCAGTGAGTTACAGCCAAGTCTCGAACCATTTGAGATGTTGGTGGAAGTTTCTTTTCTTTCTTTAACATTTCCTCTGATTTTTTGATATTTTTTAACTCTTGTTCCGTAGCCTCTCTATCTATTGTTGGTTTTGGTTTAAATTTAAAACTCATTTTACCCCAAGATGATTCATCAACTTATCCATTTTTTGCTCTAAGGTGTTTAATCTACCAATCAATGAATTTTGTTGGTTTTTTCTAGCTTCCCATTGTTGTTTTAATCTAGTCATTACATCCTCAACAGATTGAAGATTTGGTATATGATTATTTTCATCTTTCCACTTTGTATATGTTTGTTTCCATTCTTCTACAAGTTTTTCATCATCCCAATTTTGAGGTAATTGTGGTGGTGGTGATTTTGGTTTTGGTGGTTCTGAAATTTTTTCACCATCTGCCCACTTTTTAATTGTCTCTTCATCTCTTAAACCACAAATATTATTTCCTGTTTCTGAATTAACTAAAAGTGGTGTGCCACATTTTATTTTAAATTTTTCTTCTATTTCTTTTTTAAATAATTCATTGGCTTTGTGTGTAGTGTCTAATTTGACAATATCATAACCATTGGAATTTAATTTATCTACAATTGGTTCTACTTTATTACAATAAACACAACCAACCGAGAAAAAATAATATAAATTGGATTTTTCTTCTTTCATAACCTATTTCCTTACTTTAAACTTTTTCTATTTTAAATATTCTTGTATTGATTTTATTCAATCCTTCCGAATTTGTTACCATTAACATATTCTTAAAGTTTTCCCACGGCACCATAAATTTTGCATCCATAACACCATTGTTTAAATTTTTGATACATTCATTCAATGCATTGATGGTGTACAATGTATTGGAATGTTTTTTTCTATGTAAGGAAATCGTTCCCTCTACTTTATTGTAATCAATTCCATCTTGTGTATCCACATTATAAGTACAGATTAATTCATTTACATTGTTTTCATTTTGTAATACATATACTTTATTGAATATAATTGTATATGCATCTGTGATTTTCTTAATCGTATCATCAAGACTATCTTTTGTTGTGAATGTCGCTAGTAATTGTGATTTCATTATTGTGCCTTATAATGTGCTGATGACCAATCTGATTCTGATTTACCATATTTTAGTAAACCCACCATCACTTCTTGTTTATCTTTTGCACTCAAGTTAGATATAATAGAACCTAAAATTACTGTTTGAAATCTAGCATTTATATTAGCTTTCATAGAATTTTCTTTGATGTTTTTCTTTTTAGCATAATCATTTAATATCCTCATAAAGTCATCAGAACTTTTGAATGCAGCGTTCCAATCTCCATGTGTTTTAGCATAAGTAGCTTGTTTAATTTTTCCGTATGCTGTTTTAACTTTATTAAATCTACTTAATCCTTTTTTATTCCATTTAAAAGTTTTAGTTTTTTTATCGTAGTCAACACTAACACCTTGAACTGCTTTAATTTTACTTAAAGTACCAGATTTAAAATCATCAATAACCGCCATAGCTACTTTACCTTGAACAGCCTGAGCACCTTTTGCAATTCCCTCACCTCTAATTGTCTCTGTGGCTTTAGCTTGGAATATTCTAAAGTTTAATCCTAAACCATCTAAATTAGTTCCACTGTAATCAAAAGTAACTCCTTGTGAAAACAATCCACCATATTTAACACCTAATTTTTTTAGTATGTATTCTTTTCTTTTATAGTCATTAACCAAACCAACAGAGCCTTTTCCTTTTTTCAATGATACTCCAATGAATCCAGTACCTTTGTGAAGTGAATCAATTAAATAATTATTTAATTCAGCTAGTGTTTTAAATGTTGGTACTGATTGATATTCTAACCAAACATCTGCTGGATTCCATTTATCTAAATCTAATTTTCTACCATATTCTTGTTCATAAAGTTTTTTAGCTTGTTGATTTACACTTAAAGAAGAACCATCTTTGACATATTTTTTTGGTTGATTATTAGCACCCACTATTGATATAAATTTTTCACATTGTGAAACATGTGATTGATACCAATCATCATTGTTTTCTATATAAGCTGCTAACCCAAGAGCATCTTTTTCATTCACACCATCAACTTTTCCATATATTTGTGAGTTAGATATAATACCTGAAATAAAAGCCTCTTTATCAGATGGGTCTAAACCATACTGCATTCCACTTAACACTAACAACCACGATAACTCTTGGTCTCTTGTTTGATTTGCACCTCTACCACCAGTTACTGTTAGTTTAGCTAAGTGAATTTCATAATCGTGTCCATCGTGTTTCCATTGAAATAATGTATCTCTACCACTGGTATTATTACCTTCACCGGGTGAAAATTCTTTTATATCAGTCACACCTTTAAATTGACTTTTTAAAGCTTTAACAAAATCTTTTGGTTCTAAATCACCATATATTTTTGTTTTAACAGTTCCTTGTTGTTCTAAATCTTTGTGTTTTTTCAAAACATCTAAAACACCTTGTTTACTTAATTTTTCAGTTTGTTCATTTATTAAATTATTAATAACTTGATAAATCACGTTATTTGGTAAATTCAAATCTTCCATTGATTCACGAAGTTGTTGAATGTGGTTTACATTTTTTGGATTAGGCATTCCATCGTGAACACGATATGCCCATTCTACTAATATATCTTCAATGATTTCTGAAATATGTGTCATTTATAACCTTTCCGTAATGTCTTGCATTTCACCATAGTTTAAACCCATTTTTGATTTGGTGTAAAAATAAGGTTCTGTATCACCTGGTACATCGGTTTTAACTTCTAATATTCTTTTGATTTCTTTCAAAGTTTCAACTCCATCTTGTTTTGAAAAATCGAATAGGAAACTATCGTATCCGTATAAAACCAATTTAGTCTTTTTGTTTAATAAATATTCTTGAATTAATAAAATCTTTCTAACATTCAATTCTGTTTCTAATGCTTGAATTAAATAATTAAATAATTTATTTTTATTCAAATCATCATAATTTTCTAATATTATTCTCCGTCTATAAATATCAGTTAAAATGTATTTATTTTGATTTATTTCATTCCATTTGTCATTTATATAATTATATGTTTTATCAAAAAATGGAACTTTTTCTCTTGTTTGTTTGTCAATTCCACCATATAATAATTGGAAACTTTTTTGTTTTGATTCCTCATATGAACATTCATAATGTTTAGCCAAGTGTTCGTGAACTGATTCTTTACCAAAATCATATTTAACCAATTGTGAAATTATTCTTAAATGGTATGCATCATAATCCATTTCAACTAAATAATCATTTTCAGCCACTATAGCTTTTCTCTTTTCAGGTGGTAGAGCTGCAAAGTTAACCGTACCAAATGAATTACTTGGACGACCTGTTGTTGTCCATAGATTGTAATTTGAATATAATTTTTCATTCGATATATGTTTTCTTACTCGTTCATCAAATATGTCACATATGTCATTTGATACCTTTACACCATTTTTTTCAATACTCCAAAACGCTTCTGTGAAATCATTCATATAATAATCATCAGTATGTCCAGCTTCATAAGGTATATTGATTTCATTAAAAACATCGTTACAATACTCATTATGTTTAGATAATGGTATGATTTCGTTAAGTTTTTTTACATTGTAGTATTTGTTACTCAAGAAATCTATTGCATTATTACGAATATTGTTCTCAAATGGTTTACCTGTATTTATCCAATGTAAGAAATTCATATCCACAACATTATTGAATTTATAAAAATGATTCAATAGTTTTTTATCACGAGTTAAAATCATATAATCATTTAACCACTTGTAATCTTCCATCATTTTATCTGAATCAGGATGGTGTTGGATTAAAAAGAATGGTTCTTTTTTAGATATTTCTTTACACCATAGAGCGGATAATACATTATCTTTATGTAATGGATGTAAGAATGGTTCTTTAAATATTGGAATAATACAATACATCGTATTACAATATATAACATTTTATTTAAAAAAACAAGCTTTTTTTTTAAAATATCTTTTGGGGGTCCTGTAATGGTATTGGAAAATCAAAATAAGGTAGTATGTTTATATCATCTGTTATGAAAAAAGTTTCCCCTCTAATTACAAAAAAATATTCTTTTTCATCTTCAATTTGAATAGCTGGTGGATTATGAAATGCATTATTCAATGTGCTAGTTCCAGGATTTCTTTCATAACCTCCACCCCTAGAAGTTTTAGCTGTCCATTTGTATACTTCATTTTCATATTCAGTGCCTATAATTTTTTGGAAACTAGGGTCTTGAACATAATATTGTGCATTGTCAAATTTTGCATTCTCTGGTTCTGAATCAAATATATATTTCATAGTCGCTGTGGAAGTAAATGAAAGAACTAAATTAATATGTTCAAAACCAACTCCCATATCTTTCACTTTTATTCCTGTCATATATGGAAGAAAGGAACTAAGTTGAAATTGTGCGTTGTCTTTAGAGACACCCAACAATTCCCATTTATTTTTAATACCTAAATTATTAAGAACCTTTGGTGATAAAAATACAGTTTCTCTATCAACGTGTAAATAATTTTTTTGTTTTTTATCACTTAATATTCTGTATTGTGTATCCAATGAAGTATACCAACCATCTGAATTTATATTATGAGTTACTTTCATTGTTTGTAAAAATGTATTTTTAAAATGTTGTTTTGGTAAATAATCTACTCTAAAAGTATCACCTGGTTGAACTGAACCAATTCCATAAGTGCTTAATGATAAAGTGTATGGAAGTAAATTAGGTCTTGTTTTTAAACTAATTTCTTGTATTTCTCTTAATCTATAATACTGTTTAAAATTAGTTACTACTTTCATACCCATTAGTTCTAAAATTTCAACATTTTTTTCTATTTGTTTTTCTTGTTTTTCTTTTTGTGTTTCCGCTTTAGTTTTATTTTTTTCTTCTTCTCTTTTTGATTCTATGTTTCGAGAAACAGCGGAGGTATCCAATATATCTTCCGTATTTCTTATAGCAGATGTTTTATAAATGTTATTGTCAAGTAAATATTTAGCACCGCCATAAACATCAAAAAATTGTGATTCTTTGTTATTTTTTGAATCAATTTGCATATTTCTATAACCACCATTATCTGGTTGGTAAATAATTGAAAGTGAATCATCATCGAGAGAGTTAATAGCGATGGCGTTATCAACCATGTCTGATGTTGGGAATACTTTATTCTGATGACTCATACCTTGTATTGCATACATGTTTCCAATGTTTCCTTGTGGTAGTTTAAATTCTAAATTATAATCTTTTATAATTGAGTTTGGTGACATTATGTTAAATACAAACATATTTTGAAATTGTTCTCTCTCGGCCTTTTCAATGTCCTCTTGTGTTTCTACCACACCCGAGTCTAATATTCTTTGATTAATATCTGGACGATTATTGTCAACAATTAATAACTCAGAATCTGTTTCTCCAAGTGTAATTTTCCAATCAAACACACCATCACTGTCATTGTTTATATCTGATAACATATCATTTAATGCACTTCTTACGTTTTTATTTCTTTGGAAAGCTTTGGTAACTATTTCTACATTAATAAAAACTTCACGAATTGGTATTCTTTGTTTTGATATATCTATGGGGTCGTGAAAATCACTCCCATCATAATGAATTTTAGGATATTTTTCATTAACATAATTATAAGAACCATCACCAAATGAAGTATCATCACCGGGGTCTCCATCACCCCACCATTCAGGATATAAAAACACAGGTGGTTCTTCAGGAACTACAGCTAATGTTCGTTGTCTTTCTACGAATACTTTATCCCAAGTTGTAAATTGATTTGATGAATCCATTCTAACTTGTAGATTATTACCTTGATTAATATCATCACCATCATTTCCAAAACCAAAATTAGCATTAATAACAATATCCTCAATGAATCCCCAACAAACATAAATATCATCAGCCTCTGGACTATTAACAAAAACACCAGTTCTAATGGAGTTATTACTTGGAGTTAAATTTTGTGAACCTAATGCTTTGTAAGCTTCGTATTCTACACTATCTTGGTAATTTTGTATATCAGTGGCTGATGATTCTTGATTAGGTGTATTTTGTCTTAAAGCTACTGTATCTAATGCATCATCACTTATTGGTGTTCCTTCTGCAACATCTTGAAGAGTGGCTTCAAGACCTAAAAATAAAGTTGAACGATTCAATACATCATCAATGTGTCGTTTCATCACATCATCTAATCCAAAGTCCAAAAGTGCACTGTTGGCAGATATTAATGTAACGGAACACTCCACACTACCATTGGTTGTAACTTTTGCACTGTAATCAACCACAATACCTTGTAATACTTCTAAATCACCTTGATATTTAGCAACCTCACCGATGTTTTCAATGGATTCTTCAACTTGATTTCCATCCACATCTTCATATCCAGGTATAACATTTGATTCATATAAAAATTTTTTAATATCAGGTGCATCGATTAATTTTTGTGGATTGTATAAATTTTTAACACTACTGTGACCAAAATCTACAAAAACAGTAGCACCTGGTTTTAAAAAATATCTATTATAAATTTTATCAAAGTCTTCAAAATTATGAACTGTAAAGTTAACAACAGTTCTTTTTATTACACCTAACGTGCCTTCTGTTTCTGATGTTACGGATGTGATACCAGCCTGTGGTTTTAACAATGGATTGTTTTGTAATTCTACTGGAAAGAAATCACCTGAATCTGGACCACCTTGATTAATTTCATCTGCTTGATTGCTTTCATTTGGTTCAACTGAACCATAACCTGTTTGATAATTGTAGTCACCAACGATATATAGTTTTGATGCGTAATCAACAGCTGCTCTAGCTCCTACAATGTAATAATTATCTTGTCCATTTTCATCTCGTAGTCGAGTGATTCCAACTTGTATGTGATTTTCTCTTAATTGTCTTACTCTCTCTATTCCTTTACGTTGAGCAACTTTCAATCTAGTGTCTTCATTCATTCCACTATAAGCTGGACCAAGTTCAATTTTTTCTAACATTTGGGCTACTCCAGCAGGTTCAATTAATTTAACACTCGTCCACATTCTAACAAATGGTGTTCTTGATGATAAATCAGCTTGATTGTTTCCATCTTTATCAGGATAAACAGCCTCAATGGAATCACCAAACGCTACTTCACCTGCAACTCTTTGTCTATCTTCAAGTTTTTTTCTAACTTGGCCTGATATTGGTGAACCAAATATTCTTTCATTTATCATTTTTAAAACCCTTGAGCGTCTTGTGTAGTGGCTGGTATTCTAAGTGATGTTCCTGCTGGTATGTTGTTTGTGGTTAGATTATTAGTTCGTGCTATGAACCACCATAATGATGAATCACCATAAAACCTTACGGCTAAATTATCACATCTATCACCTTCTTGTGCAATGAAATAACTATCACTATTTTTTTCTTCTACTTTTTTATAAACAGTAGTAGCATAATATGATTTTTTATTTTTTATTGGTTTTTTTGTATTTTCGTATCTAGCCATTTTGATTTATCCCATAAAATGTTGTACCTAATCTTGGAGCTCTGTCGTGAATCACTTGGTATCCAATCGTTGCATTAACGTGTCTTGGAACTCTTTTACCAACTGCTGTTTCATACGTTGATGAATTGTCAACTGCGTAAGATATAGATTTTATATATCCTAATTGTTCTTTATTTTGTTTTCCAAACAATTCACCCATTCTTAATTTTGTTAATGGTGGTTTCATTCTATTACCATATCCATCTTCACCCTCATTTATGTATTCAGGATAACACAATGAAGTTAATCTATCCATTTTTTTATAAATCATTTCCAATTCATCAGGTGTTTGTGCGACTAATTTTAATGTCATTGAAATTTCTCTTTCAGCTCTTTCATAAGTCCAAACAGGTTCACTTCTTCCAATGTAATTATGTGGAGCATAAGATGGTGAAATGTTTTCTGTTAATCCTTCAATGTATGCTCTGAAAAATATATAAGTATTGTCTCTTAAATCTTTGAAGTAAAATGGCATTCCATTTTCTATGGATTCAACATTAGTTGATACTGGGATGTCACTTACCACTCCATTTTCATCCAATGGTACTGTAAATGAACCTTGAGGGTCTAATTCAACTCCTTGAATCATATCCGCTAAAGTCATTTTATCACCTGATTTTACTATTGGATTTCTAGTCTTAAGCCCACCAGCTATTGGAAAATTAGTTCCAACATCAACAATCGCCTCTTGTCTATTAAAAAATGATAAATTTATATTTGGAAGTGAACCTAAATTATCAGGATATTGAGATTCAAAATCACCCAATAGATTTGGAAACAACGTATCTTTTCTTATTTTAAAATTAGGTGTTGTTCCAGTTAATCTTGCTGCAGCTGCACCTATACTTGATAAAGGATTGTAAAATGGAGCATGCCTTTGTGGAGATTTTCCGATAGCATAATTATTACCAGAATCATCAGTCAATGGATATTCACTTTTTGAAATTAAACCTAATAAATTTTGTCTAGCAACGAATTGAAGACCTGCAGGTGATGATGTAAATTTACCTAATCTAATCGCATCAGTTATGCCTCTGATTATTGGAACTTCTCGACTACCCGCGTTTTGAATCACACTACCAATTTTACTTACGATATAAGGTTCACCAGCACCTAATCCTAAAAATGGACTTCTACTAAAACTAAATAAATTCGCATCTTTATTACTACTTCTAATATCTAATTTATCTCTGTTAACATTAGGGTAAGATATTGGAACTATTCCTTTGTGTCCTGGTTCATCAAGTGGTGTGTGGTCTGAATTATAAAGTTTGTCCCAACTTAAACCATCAAGAAAAGATTTACCACCAGTTATACCTTGTGGGTCAAATGGTAAATTCAAAGGTGTGAATGGTAATTGATTATTTCCAACAGCTGTTGAGAAATCTGTTGGATTTGTTGCAATGAATCTTGTTGGTTGAGGTGGTGAATCAAACAATTGTGTCCCATTTCTACTAATGATTATATTTGATGAAAAATCATCAATACTATCAGTCAAATCATCTTCAAATACACTTTTTAAATTCTCTAAACCCATTATGCCATTCCCTCAACTGCATCTGCAAATCTTGTAGCTTGACTATCCACTTTACTACCCACTTCTGCTAATGCTCTTTCATTTGATTTAGAAGCTCTAATGGTTTCTTCAACAAGTGGTTTAATCGCATCTGAAATAAATTCACCCATCTTTTCAATTGGCATAATCGCTTCTTGTGGATGAACATTAACTAATCCCTCTTGTGTTGTGATACCACCTTCTTGTGCTGAAGGTATACTAGAATACAATCCAGCGATAGCTACTCCAGCAAGTGCAGTACCTATAGTAGCACCGATTGGATTTAATGCGTAAGCTGCTGCTATCTGTGCACCTGCAATGGTTAAAGACCTACCAGCCATAGCACCAAGTCCTAAGACTAAAGCAGGTATTAATAATTTTGACTCAGCTAAGAATCCAGTGAAGTTCGCAACTCCTCTAACTATTGTATTTAATGTTGGGCCTACTTGTTCTGCTAATTGCATTCCAATCATTTTAAAATCTGCTAATAATTGTGCTGTTCCTGTAATGGTTTCTTCTGGTATTTCATTCTCTGCAGTTAATCTATTGATTTCACCTTGTAAAGTTAATTGTTCCCCTTGTCTTGAAACTAATTTTTGTATACTGGCTACATCCATACCCAAAGCTGATGCCAATGCGTCTCTTTGTATTCTATTTAATTTATTAAATTCTGCCTCTGTTCCAACTTGTTTTACTAATTCTTCTTGTAATCCCTCTATATCATTTGCTAATGATAATTCCCTAGCTCTTTGTAAATTAACATCTCTACCTAAAAGTATTGAAGCCTCTATTTCAGCATTTAATGAATCTTGGAAACTTAATAATTTATCTGCCGTTTTAGCTACATCACCTAAATTTATTCCAAGTTTTCTCGCTTGAACTGCTGCTCTTAATAAATTCTCACCACCATCTTTTGAAAATCTTGCAAATACTTCTGTGTCAGCTGCTATATCGGATAAAACTTTATCAGGTGCAACATCGTTTGCAATCGCTAGTTGTCTAGCTCCTAATAATAAATTTTCAGCTTGGTCACCAGTTAATCCTTGTGTTTGTGTAAATAATCCAACTAACTTACTAGCTTCATCGGTTGACATACCAGTTGAAGCTGTTATTCTACCTACATTTCTAACTAATTTACTTGACTCTTCCACACTTAAACCAAAACTATTAGCTATATTTGAAACAGTTGTTTGTGCGTCTTTACTTGATAAACCTAATTGTATAAATTCTTGATTTGCACCAGCTAATTCATCTCTGAATTTAGTAACACCAATACCACCAAATTGTTCAGCTATTGTTTCTTGTTGTGAATTAAAAACACCTAATAATGCTATGGCTGCTGTTAATGGATTCGCTACAAATCCTTTGATTGAAGCACCCACCCCACCAAATGTTGAATCTAATAATGTAGCATTTGCTATTGCACCTGCGATTAAGTCGTTAACTTGAGTTTGATAACCTATCTCTTTTATTTTATTCTTGACAATATCTTGTTCAACTTTATAAATATCTGCTACAGAATCGTGCTCTATTTCCAATAATCTATTTACTTCTGAGGTTAAATCAACTTGTATATCGGTTAACTTATTTACATCACCTTCAGCATTTTTAATATCCGTTAATTGTTTAAGTCTATTTTCAGTAGTAGAGTCTAAAACTTTTCCTAGTTGAATTTGTTTTTCTTGAAGTTTTAGAGTGTCCTCAATTCGTTGATTCAATTGTTCTTGAAGTTGTTTTTTAGTTGGCATTTTTATTCTCTATTTTATAAAATCACTTAATTTGTATTTACTAAGTTTCACTTTTTTTCCTAAACCAAACTTTTTTCTATATGCATTTATTCCATCTTCTATATCTTGAACACCTCTGTTTAAATCTTTAAATCCAGACATTATTTTTTTGTCTTTTCTGAGTAGTTTTTCTGCTTTGGAAGGAAATCCTAATAATCTAGCTAATTTACTAAAGAAGTTTTCAGCTAAGATGTTTTCATTATTCATATATGATTTTTTCTTTGACACATTATTCTCCTATTTAGATGTATCTATTCATATATAAATATCAAATTTGTTAAAAATTATCTTTTAAATCTTGGATTGATTGATGGTTTTGATACCTTTGACCTTTGATTAGCTTTTTTGATTTGTTCATTTTCTTTTGTACGAGTATCTGATAATTGTTTATAATAAAAATTCCTTAAATATACAGGCATATTATATACATCGGAATGAATAAATCCCTTACCATAATACATTAATTGAAAAATTTGCTCGTGAAGTTTTGGTTTATCTTGAGGCGTCAGGCCAAAAAAACCCAACCGTCATAGGTATATCAACCTTGACGGACTCCCCTTCTATTTCTATTTCTTGAGATAATTCAATATCAGGTGTTACCTCTCTGATTTCACTTCTTAAATGCATTGAATCTCTTGCGAGTAAATTTTGAACAAAGTTATTTATTGTAGCTTGTGAATCATCACCATCAACTGATATAATGGTGTGTCTTAACCTTGTAGTTAATTCAGGTTTTACCTCAGCATTAATTTTTTCTGAAGCTTTTAATTCTTCATTTATTAAAATTTCCTCTTTACCAGTTAATAACTTAAATGTTACTTTTTTCTTTGATATTGGTAAAGTAACTTCAAATTTATTCTCTGTAATTTCATTAGGTACTTTTTTAAATGGACAATCCGCTAAATTAAAAGTTTTGTTTATTTTTTTACCTGTTGGAGTTGTTACCTCACAAGTGTATTCTGGACCATAGGCCAAAACTCTAGCCGCTACCATTACAGCATTTTTGTCACCTAATATTAAATCATCTGATTTAACACCAGGTGTTAAAATTAAAGAATCCATTAATCTATCAATCACCACACCTTTTTTAATTAAATTCTGTGATGTTAGAATATCCTCTTCTTTAGCCGTCATATATTTAATTTCTATTTTTCCATTAGAACAAGGATGTTCTTTTGGATATAACTTACCTTCACTTGGTAAATCAATCATTTCACTTGGGAATTTGTTCTCTGACATTTTATACCTCCAATGCTCTTCTGAACCAACCTAACCAAAATTTCTCTTGATTTGGTTTATCTATAACTATGTTTGCAAATCTTAAAACTCTGTATGCTCTTACTCTATCTAATGATATTTTTTGTATAGCATTCAATGTAGCTGGTCCTAAACCACCATCTACTTCAATTTTGTTTCTGTTTTTAGAATTAGCAGCTTGTTGTAAAACCTTAACAGCTCCTCTTCTACCAAAATTAACACACATATCAAAATAAATATGTCTTAATTGTGGGGGAACATCATCACACTTACCTCGTCTCCAATAGTCTGTATGATATATTTTTTTAGCTTGTTCTTTGGTAAGATTTTTAATGTCCACATCAGGATACCATCTTTTAGCGATTCCATATTTGGTTTCACCACCAGCATCATCAGGGTCATTCACATAACCACCTTCGTGTTCTAAAACTATTTCTATTATTTCGTCAAATGTTGTTTTCATAATAACATCTCCATATATAAATATATATAAAATAAAAAAACCCTCGATTTTTATTTCAAGGGTTTTCTCATATATTAGTTTAAGTATTTATTAGAATTTAAGGATTGCGTAATCATATCTTAATGTTAATGATATTTCAACAGGGTCTGATGAGTCAAATGCTAAGTCACCAAAGTTAGCTGATTGAATATACGCACCTTTTAGTTCCCATTCTTCAACCACAGCACCTACTGGGTCTAAAAGGTTAAATGTAATATCTTTTTTATAGAAATCAGAATATCCATCTCTACCAGTAACTGATTCGTGGTGTAATCTTACCCATTCAATCACTTGTTGAGCAGCTGATGGAACAACTGGGTCATATAACATAATTTCTAAAGGTTGCCATCTTGACTTACCTTTAACGTATCTTGTTACGTTCATATGCTCTAATACTACTTCATCTGATTCAATTGATGGTCTATTCATTGACTTAATCAAATAAGCGTTGATACCATCGATTTGCATAATAAATCTATTTTTGAGCTTTGGCTCAAAGGGTGTAAACATAATATCTTGTGGTTCTAATAATTCGGCCATTTAATTTCTCCTATTAAATACTTAAACCTTTACTTTCATATATAAATATTAAAATTTATAAAAAAAAGGGATTTATATTTAAATAAATCCCTTTTCTTTTAGTTATTTATTAACTATTACTCTGGAAAAGAAGCACCAGTTGGTTGTATTGTAAAGTCTAATACAATAAACTCAGCAGTTCTTGTAGGTTGTAAGAATAATTGTCCGACTAATTGATTTCTATCAATTGTATCAGGTGTATTATTCGTTTCATCCATCACTACTCTGAATGCACTCAATCCACTTTGTGATTGAACTTGTTCTAAGAATGGATTAACAATTCCTAAGAATCTTCTTCGTGTTGCCGATGTATTTTGTTCAAATACAAGGAATCTTGAAGAAGAAGCTATGAACTTCTTAACTCTGATTAATAATCGTCTTACATTGATTCTATCCAACGCACTTGCTTTTTTCTGTAATGTTTTTTGTCCAAACACCGTTACCCCTTGTCCAGGGAATGTTGCGATTGGATTAATATTACTATCATATAAATCATCACGATTACCTTGAGTTAGTTTTCTCTCAGCTTGAATAGCAGTTGTAATTCCACCACGATTCAATCCAGCAGGAGCGAACCACGGGTGTGCAACTCTATCATTGAATGCGTAAACACCACCTAATACTACTGATGGTGGCACCCATCTTTGAGTTCCAGCAACTTGTGAATCAGGTACTTTAACCCATGGCCAATACATAGCTGCGAAGTTTGAATCTCTAGCTTCACCTCTTGTAGTAGCTGCTGTTAATGTTGAAGCATAAGGAACCGGGTCAATAATTGCAAAACAATCACCTCTTGATTCACATACATCAATAGCTTTAGCCGTAATAGAAGAATGTAAAGAGTCTATAATACCTGGCATTAAGATTAAATTAATATCAAATTCATCTTGGTTTGCAAGTAAGTCAAGAGCTTCTTCATATGCATTTTTACCATCATCTGCTACAGTTGGGTCAAATCCTTGTGAATTTTGTGCTACGATGTTTTCATAAAATACTGCTCTAGGAGCCCGAGTAGAATCACCATTAAAATGTCCTAAAGCGTTAAATCCACTATGTCCATCTGAAGCACCAGTGAATCCACCATTTAGTGAACCACTACCAACTTGAGGTAATGATTGAGATATATGACCACCATTTACAGGTATGTCACTTACATTCCCATTCTCATCTAAATAATCAATTGTAGGTGTACTAACACTTTTAACTCTTACAAATCTTGAAGCGTTTGCAAATGAACCAGTTAATTGTAAGTATTTTGTACTTCCCTCTGTTTTAACTTGTTGTTTTTGGTCTCCAATAACTTTTGAAATAAAGTTAGGTGAATTAGGGTCTAATGTTATATTATTAAATGATTCAAGTATTTGTTTTCTTTTAACATTATCATTACCAGCCCTAATTGTTAAATTAAAAGTACCTTTTTTATCATTTTTAGAAACAACTTCATATCTAACATTATGTTTTGAACCACTAACTAAAACATTATTTACTCTAGCAGTTGCATTACCATTATTCATTATTGTACCATCAGCTAATGTTTCTAATGTGAAACAAGTTGTAGTAGTTCCAGCAGAAACAGTACCACCAGTAATGTTAAATGAACCACCTTTACCTGCTACACCACCACCAACTCCAGAACCTGCCGGAGCAGTTGTAAATGAACTTGGAGCACCAGCAGAAGCTGTTAGGAATGTAGTATTATTTGCAGCTGTTCCTGCTAATGAAGCCGTAAGTGCTAATTGCCCATTTGATTGTGAAACTGCTGTCACATTTAATCCTGAAACAGCGTTAATCTCAGTTACAAGATTGGTTATATGTGCTCCTCTCGTAGCACCATTGACAAAGAATCTGATTGAATCATCAGATGAATCTCCACCACCATCACCAGAAGCTATGAATTTAAATTCACTACTTCCTTGTGTTATTTTATAAACTTCTCCAATACCTGTTTTAAATGTAGTTGCAGATACAGAACCAGTAGCTTTATTGACACCAGATGTTACGCTTGAATTTGTAGTAACAACATCAGCGGTAGCTGGTCCAAAACCTTGTGAACCATCTGCCATTATTCTAACAACAGTTAGTGTGTCTGAATTTTTTAAATATTCTTCAGCTGCATGTGAGGTTAAGAATTGGACTGAATCCGAACCCGTTCTAAACGTATCTCCAAATTTCGCTTGGAAATCAGAAAATGATGTTACAACGGTTGGGATTCCTGCAGGACCTTTAAGTGTTGGTCCAATGAGTGCAGCTCCAATATCAGCCACAGCAGCCGGTAAAAACGTCTGGTCTATTTCATTCGTAAATACACCGGGACTTATAATTTTTTCGGCCATTGAATTTCTCCTAAGTTAACTTTTTTAATTTTTTGAGGTAAATACTATCTTTTGCGCATTAGTATTATTCATATATAAATATACGACTTAATCCCCAAACGATAATTTTTTTTTGATTATTAAGATTTATTTTCAACTGGTGTAAACACACCTGTTTCAGAGTTTAATGAACCCTCACCATATTTTTCAGTGATTGCTTCAAGAAATTTCTTTTCTTCTTCTTGAATTGATTTTAAAGAGTTTTCTAAGTCAATTTCTTGTTCATCTAATCTGATTTGAGCCATTTTTAATTGTCCGAATTGATTTTGAACATTGGCATAGTTTTGTTGTATACCTTGAACTTGACTCATTTCTTCTTCTGTGAACTTTACTTCTTCTGGCATTATAACCTCCATTAATTAATGTTTCATATATAAATATATATAAATTTTCAAAACGAGTGATTTATTTTCCCACTTGTTTATCTGTAGCGTCACCCTCTTGTGTAAAGGTAACTCGTGATGGTGTTGTGAATTTTTTCATATTTGATATTTTGTTTGTAATTACTGAATTTAAATATTCTGGTAATAAATAAGCTTTTGAGGTAACACTAAATGTTGATTTGATAAATCTTTCACCATCTTGATTCATTTCTGATGCGTCTGATACACTATCAATTGTACATAAGAATTTGTTATTCGTTCCATCACCCCAATATGTATGTGATTGGTCTACGAAAGATTCTACTAATGGATTCATTTGTTCAATGAAATTTGTCCATAGAACAAATTCATAAGTTATGTCTGCGTAGTTTGGCATTCCAGTAGTGATTACATCATAAACTGGTTGAACTCCTTCTTGAACTGAAAATCTATCATATTGATTGTCTTTACTCCATTTATTTGTTCTAACCACATCAATATAATTTCTTCCAACATCATGTGGAAAAGATTGGCCTGATAAATCATTTCTTGAAACCTCTGTTCTTCTTAACATAATTAATGGTAAGATTAATGAATTATTTTTGTCTCTTAATACTCCTCTTTTTCTAACCGCTTTCCATCTTTCTTCGTTTCCATAATAAACAGGTATTTTTAAAGTTTCATTAGCTTCTCTAACTCTTGGTTTCATCACATTCTTAACGTGATTCAAAACTGCAGTATCAACATCTTTTAAAGTAATGGAATAATTATCAGCAAAGTTATTACCTGGTATGATGGTTGTTTCCCTATTACCACGAATTGTAGTTCCTTTGGTAGATACCTCATTAGCTCTATTGACTAATTCTCTATTCACCACACCTTTGTTTGTAATTTTATTTACTGCCATTTCGTCTTCTCAGTTTTTTTAATTTATCCAATTTATTATTCACTTTACCTTTTACCTCTTCTGATTTAATACTACTCATATCAGCTTTACCAATTGCAATTTCTTTCTTAATATCTACCTCAATGGCTTTCACACCTGTTTGACTATTGGAATCAAAGTTATCCAACTTATTCATCAACTTACCCATCATCTGTTCCATTTGTAAATTACCATTTGGTTCAGGTATATAGGTATGTTTTCTTTCACCATAGACATCTTCATCATCTTGAACATTACCACTCACTTCAATCTTTGGTTTAGGTGTTTCTTTGTAGTTTGGATTTGAAGTATCAAACTTTGTAATTTTCTTATGTGTGATTTGTTGAACAGCCATTGGTTATCCTTAAACACTTATATCTGTTGTATCAATAAAGTAATTTTGTAATTTTAAAACTTCACCATTAGTTAAAGCTCTATCATAAATAGCTAATTCATACATATGTCCTTTAAATCCTGTAAATGTGTTGTCATCACCTAATCTTTGGATTTTATGAACTATGTTTTCATCATAATTATTATTTGTTCCCATTGATGTTGTGTTTAAATACCATTCAACTTGTCCATACCCATCATCACTATTGAATGGTTTTTTTCTACAAGTTAATAAAAGTTTAGCACCTTCATTAATAACACCAGCGTCTTTAGTGATTTGAGAAGTTACATTATTCGTTCCATCATTAGCCACTACTTTTAAAATGGCTCTATTGTCAGCTGCAAATTGAACTGTGATTTGGTCGTTATCTTCTGAATCTATTAAAAGATGATGAAAATGAACACCGTTATCAGCTGTCATATTCACCACAAAGAAAGTTGTAAATTCACTAGCGTTAATATCATTAGTGAATATATAATTGTCATTCGTAGCTGCCTCATCTCTTCTTTTAAATAAAAGACTATTTTCTGAAGAATTGTATTCAGGTAGATTTGTACTAGCGGATTGTATTAAATTATTTTTATTTCCACTTAAATCATTCCAAGTTGCAACTTCATCACCATCAGAATGAGTAGAGGAAAATCCAGCGTTAAGTGTTGAATAATAACCTTGTAAATTTTCAATTTTTAATGGTTCTAATCTTAAATCAGGTGCATCTCCTCTACCAGTACTAAAATGTCTATATTCATTTAAATTAGCTTTATTAGAAATTCTTGACTCATCAGCTATTTCTTGACTTTCATTGAAAATCGCTAACTTATTATTGTTTATATCTAGTAATTTTAATTTTCTGTTTTCATTAAATATTTGTTTAGCCATTGTTTCATCTAATTGAAACAAGTAATTACTCTCTGGTATTTCTAACCATTGATTCCAAGTTAGTTTTTTATCACCTTGTTTTTCTCTAGCTATCTCTGTTAATGTTCCAACTAATTTAAAGGTGCTTAAAGTATTTACATCTTTCATATATTTTTCAAATTCACCCTTATTATCAACAACTATGTTTTGAAAACTTTCTGCATTTTGTAACTTTCTTTCTAATATAGAATTTTCGTATGAAAGACTTGAAAGATGTTTAACCTCACTTGAAAGTGAACGAACTTGATGATTTAAATTTTTTATTTCATCTTTTTTATTTCTTAACTCTTCTCTTACATTTTCATTAACTTTAACATCTTTTCTTAAAACACCAATTAAATCTTTAGCCTCTTTTAATTTATTTAAAGACTCTTTCAATTTAGTTTTATAATTGTCAATCTTGTCATTTTTAGATACCAACGCTTTTTCATATGTATCTAAATTATTCACATACTCTTGATATACTCTTTTTCTTTCTGTCTTAACTTCATTAACAACTTTTTTACTATTTTTAGTTTCGTGATTTAATTTGTAATTTAACTTATTAAGTTTTTCATTCAATTGTTTATTAAGTTTTTTAGCCTTTTCAATCACTCCATCTTTATAAGAAATTCTATCTTGTAATTTATTTATTTTTTCGTGTAATGGATTGAATTGTGAATTGATTTCTTTTATAGTATTTTCTTTTAATTGTAATTCATTAATGTAATCTTTTTCTTTAATTGAAAAAGCTCCATCTTCAAATTTCTTTGCAGTATTTAATTCTTGAACAAGAAAGTTTTTTTCTTTTTCTAAATTCAAAACCTGATTTGATAGACTTTGTGCCTCTAATTCTAACTTATCAATAATTTTTTGTTTACTTTCAATCTTGTCTTCGTATTGAGAAGTTATTGGTTTTCCACTAAATCTTTCTTTTAAAATATCTAAACTCATTAATTATTACCTCTTCTTTTAAATCTTTTAATTTGAGCTGGTGTTCTACCAGTTCTTTCCAATATTTTATTTTTCTTTCTTCTTTCTTGTTTTCTTAATTTAGCTGCTTTGTTTGGCATTATCTTGGCCTTTCTTCTATTTGTAATGATGATAACCTTGAACGATGTGCTGTCGCTACAATGTTGTGTTTAAAGTTTGGATGTCCTCCGAATAATTGTGGTTCTGTTGTTCCATTGATTTCCCAATAATAATCATTCCAATCCACAATGTCACCAATTTCAGGATAGAAATTCAATGAACCACTTGATAGATTTTCTCTTTGGAAAAACATTTCAATTGAAGAATTTAAATCAGCACCAAACTCATCTTGTATGATTTCTGGTTCATTGTAATTTATCAAACAATTGACTCTGAATCCAATATCATAATATTTAGCAGTTGATTCACCATACAAATTGTCTTCCGTTCTATCAACATTTACTTTATAAATATCAACAGATTGTCCGACAATTTCGTCAATCAATTCTTCATTCATTTGATTGATTAAATCAAATTCTTTTTGTGGTATAAAAAATGGTTTTGTTTGACTCATTTAATTATCCTATGTATATTTTCAATGGTGCTTTATTCAATACCTCTTGTTGAGCATTTGCTACTTCTTGTTCTGTCAACGCTTGTTCTTTCTTACTAACATTTTCTAAGAATGTGCTCAATTCCTCTAATAAATTTGCCTTTTCTTCTCTACCCTCTGATTTCAATGCTTCACCATCCATAGATACTTCACCATTTGGTAATGGTAATGAAGCGTATTTACTTCTGATAATTCCTAATAATTCTTTTGCTAATGCTAATGTGTATTTACGAATCCAATTTCTACCCATTGAATTTATTTCCGAATAGGTAATAAATTTATATGGAATGTTTGATGGGTCGGATACTTTAGCTACTGTGTAATCTTGTGTTACATCAATTCTATCATTTCTTTTGTAATAATGAAAGTATATTTTTTCACCAGCGTCATCTGATTCTGGTCTTGGAAAAATTCTTAATTTATTATTTATTAATTCAAATGAATACGCTGCTTTTCTAACTAAATCATTTGTTTCAATTGCATTTGCTCTAGCTAAATCATATGATATTGGTCTTAATATATAAGATACTGCTGGTGATACATTACCGAATCCAAATGAATCCAATAATTCAATGTTATCATAAGTTCCAGCGAATGGGTCGTAGAATTTAGATATAGCAGCAGGACCTTGATTAAACACTCGTTGTATTTCTAATCTATTTCCACTTCCAATACTTGATTCTAAACTAGCCTCAGTTGGTAAATCATAAACTTGTTGAGAACCTGTCAATACAATTGAACCTGTAAACATAGTAGCATTACCACCAACATTTACAGCTTGTCCGTATTGTTCTGATAAAGTGAATAAAGACATTCCACCATTTGGAGTTTCAGCTTGATGTGAACCCGTTGAACTAAAATTAGAACCAGTAGTAGTATTTCCATAATGTTCCCACATCCAATTTCTTGTATTATAATGATTAATTTGTTGTGAATATTCCGATACTGCCTCTTCAAAACAAGCATACATTGAACCACTATTAAATTCCAACTGCATAACTGGATGTCCAAGTTTACTAGCTACATATTTACAAACTGTTAAACTATCGGTTTGAAATTCTGAATCTGCGTCGTATATTCCGTGTGGTGTTGAACCAGTAACCTCTAAAGCTGATGATGGTTCTACATATAAAAATTCAAATTTTGACATTAATATTCTCCAAATGGGTATAATTCTTCATATATAAATATCAAAGAAAACAAAAAAGGGTGAGAAATAAATCCCACCCTTTTGAGTTATTGTTTTTAAGGTTTAGTTATTATACAGTTGTTCCATAGAACTCTATTTTAATTACACCCGCTGAATAATCACCATCTGTAGCTGCACCAGCAACTAAATAAAAATATTGATTAGCCGATGGGAAACCAGTAATTGCCCAATATTCTTTTTCTGCTGCCAAATCACCATTATTTAATAAAGTACCATTGTTAGTACCAGCTGATAATGCTGAATCTTCTGCAAGAGTTGCTTCATCTGCAAATGCTAAATTGATGTCTGGGTCACCACCCGCAGGTGTTTCAATACAAGACATTTCAACTGCAAACAAAGTACCCATTACATCTGTTGTATATTGTCCAATGTTAGCACTAGCCGCACCATCGTTACCAATAATATCATCAGCTGCAGTTGAACGAATACCTGTTAAGTCAATCAATACAGTAGTTTTAGTTATTCCACCTAAGTCTTGAGCCCAACTTTTAAATAAAGCTGCGTCTGAAAAACCAGAACCGGCTACTAAACCTGTATTTCCATTTAACTTTACTTTACCAGTGGCTGCTCCACCATCTACCAAAGATACAGCACTTTCTCTTTTCGTTACTTTATATTTTCCTATTCTGTTTGCCATTTTTTATTCTCCTAATGTTGAGTCACTACTCTCAGGATTGTTAATTTTTTTATACTAATGGTGTTTAGTGACTACTTCCACTAGTAAATTATAAAATATAATTCATATATAAATATTGAATAAAAAGAAAAACCCCTAAATTAATAGGGGTTTTTTCTTATCTAAGTTTGTAAAAAATTAACTTACACTAAGTTTAAGTCTTTACAAGAGATTGTACCATAAAACTCTGGTCTAATCATTTTCTTAGCATATCGTGTCATTACACCTTTTCTTGGTGTGAAGTCACTTGGGTCGTATACTAATGGAGTCATGATTAATGGTACATATGGAGAATATACAGCACCAGTTTCTAAGAAATTACTTCCTCTGAAACCAACAAGTATTTTGTTCTCAGTCATGTAAGGATTCTTATAAACAGTAAATCTGTTTTGTAATTGTCCTGCAACTTGTATTCCAGCTGCGAACTGAGTTTTATTTCCATCTGTGTTAGTCATGTATCCTGGAATTGATTCTAAGATTGTTGCAACAGTCGGAGAAACAACTACGAAGTTAGCACCACCTCTAAGAGTTAATCTTTGGATTTCGTTAGAAACCTTTTGGATTTTACCCAATAGAGTTTGATACCATTCATATCTTGTTCCATAGAATGTTGTAATAGCCCAAGCACTTTCATCAGTACCTGAACCATCATAATCTTCACCAGGAGTAGCAGACCAAAACTCTTCTGTTACTGCATCTGATACTAACATATCTAAGATTTCTAAATCAATTTCCATTGAAATGTACTCACTTAACATAGATGTTAATTCAGCTTCAGCGTCAACAGAATGATAAGCATTTAAGTCTTGAGCTAACTCAGGAGACCATACAGCTTTTAGTTTTCTTGTTTTAGCAACAATAGCTTGAGACTTTAATTGTAAGTCAACTTCAGGTATTGCAAGTGTATCACTTGTAGCATCACCTGCTGTATCTTCAAAGTCACCTCTATTAGCTTCAGTTGGTTGTTCTGAGAAAGTAACAGCAACAGTATCACCAGTTAGTCTACCATCAGTAGCACCACTACCATTTAATGCAGCTGCACCTGAAACAATGAACTCAATATTACCATCACCATTTACTTTTGTAAATTGTGGTAATGATTGTGATATTGCAGCACTTGAACCAGTGATGTTAAACGACCTAACTGCTTTTTCATCAACATTTGTTAAGTCAGCACCAAACACAGTAATTTTCACTAACTCATCAGCTGCTAATGAAGCACTAAACTCTTGGTTAAAGTTAATGTCTTTGTAAGTAACTGAACTGGTTATACAAGCACCAGATTCTATACCACCAGTTGCATCGACAGTAAATGGAGCACTTGATTGATTCATTGAATAATCATATCTACCTTCACCATAAAGACCACCAACACCGTAAGGAGCAGATGAACCAGATGGAGTGTTAGGACCAGTTTTACCACCTAATGAAGTAACATTACTACCATCAGCGATTGGAGTGCCTGTTTTACCAACTGAGTTTGCACCATATCCTTCAACAGATTTACCATATTTAAAGTCTAAGTAAAATACAAGACCAGATGGTAAGTTCATTGGCTGAACTGATACAAAGTCTTGAGCTGCTAACTCACCAAAAATTCTACGAACTAATGGTAGAGCAACACCAGACCATTCTTCAGAACCAGCAGCTGTTGCAGTACCTGTTCCAGCACCACCACCAGTTGAAGAGTTTTCTGAAATTAGCTGTTTTGCTTGGTTTTCAAGCATTGTAGCCATTCCACTTCTTTGAAATTCCTCATTCAAACCATCAAGAAGACCTGTTTTGTCCCATTTATTAACTAAGGACTTAGCTTCATCTTGTTGTTTCTTATAAGGAGACGCATCTAATAATGCATCGTTTATATAGTTTGACATTTCTATTATCTCCTAATATTAAAGTAATCCAGCAAGTTTTCTAAACCTGTCAGCAACTTGATTTTCTTCAGAAATCACTTTACGAGATTCATCAGATGGTTTAGTTGAACCGACAGCAGAACTAGCTGATTCACTTATTGATTTTTTTGTTACAGTTGAGCCATCATAATTGAACTGTTCTGCAAGTGTAGAATAAACAAGTTTAATCTCTCTTGTAGTTTGTGCTCTATCAAATGTTTCAACCACTTTAAGTTTTTGGTTATTATCTAAACTATATTGTTTGAACAATTTATTTGTAAACAATAATTTAGCATTCAAGATGTTAACTTCGTGAAGTTTATCTTTTAAGAAAACAACTGCTTCTTTGTATTCTTTCAATTCAGCTTCAATGTCAGAAGATTCTTTCATACCAGTTTTACCTTTACCGATACCTGATGATACGTCTGTATTATCTGTTTTGTTATCACCTTTGCCGATACCAGATGATTTATCTAATTCTTCATCAACAGTATCTTCATCTTCTTCAAGAGCAGCTTCATCGATTTCATACTCTTCTTCGATTTCTTCAGATTCATCCATGTGTTCACCTTCTTCAGCATCATCATCTTCACCTTCAGATAATTCATCCTCAAGTTCTTTAATGATAGCTTCTAAATCAAGGTTTCCTTCATCCATGTCGTCATCTTCGTCATGCATTCCTTCTTCAGCTTCATCGTCATGCATTCCTTCTTCTCTTTCTTCAACATCATCCTCATCATCTTCGTAAACACCTTCTTCACGCTCATCACCTTCTTCAGCTTCATCATCGTGTTCACCCTCTTCAGCGTGTTCACCTTCTTCAGCTTCATCATCGTGTTCGCCTTCATCGTGCATACCTTCATCTTCTACATCGTCTTCTTCCTCTTTCAATTTAGCTGACAACATAGATTTGATTTGAGGTGTGAATGCTTCTTCTAATGCCATCTTTGCATTTTCTAATGCAGTTTCTCTAACCGCTTTAGCATCTGCAATGGCTTCTTTTAAAATATCTCCCATGATATTTTCTCCTCAATGTATTTTTTGGAATAAGTTTATTTGGAAACTTAATATGTGTTAAGTTATATTTAGACACCACATAGGTTGGTGGTGTATTGTAGGTTTCATAGATAAATATTAAAAATTAATAAAAAACTACAATATTTTTTTATGTTTTTTTATAGCTAATTTTTTAAAATCTTCTGTAAGTAAATTATCGTACCATTTAGTTTTTTTCAATTTATCGTTGGCTTCATGTAGGTCTTTCTTTTTCGCTAAATTATACAATACACAAGGTGCTTTTTTTCTCGTATCCACACCAGCTATATTGAAATCTTCATATGGTGAAAACATTAACAACTTAATATCTTTCATACCATTTTCTTTTATTTGTTCATTAATAAATTTCTGATAGGACTTCCTTTTTACATTCTTCATATCATCACCAACATGTAGAATCAAACCAGTTTTGAAATCAGATTCTTTCCATTCTTTAATTACTTCAATCAAAGATTTATCCATATCAGAAGTATACACCATAAATTTAATATTACCAGTTTGTAAGTCACCAGCAATAAAAGGACATATGGGCATATTATTGAATGTGGGATTTGGTGTTTGTAAGAAATCCAAGTATTCAAATAATTTATTTATTATTTGTTCGTGAGTATTAATAATTCTCTTTTTCT